TTTCAATAAGTTGTTTAAATTTTTCTTTGAAGATTTTTTGACTAAATTGTGAAGGACTGTCGATTCTGGAAACAAATAGAAATATTTTGTCTTTGTTTCGTTATCAGGTAACGTAATTTTGTGCTTTTTCATTTCATTCTTTGAAATTCTAACACAAATCAATGCAATAGTTTATTCTAATTTAAATGGGTTTTAACTTACTAACAATCTTTTCAATTAATTTTGTATTGTCAGGTCCTAATGCTACACACACTAATTCGTTACCCTTTGTATTAGAGTGAGCCTCTATTCCCATGAACTCCGCTCGATTTAAAATATCATGTAGTTGTTCTTCGGAATCTACCCCTAAGATAATTTGCGAAAAAGACCCAGTTAGCCATGAAACTTCGTCATTCGAGAGATTGACAAAAACCTGATCTGGTCTGGCGGCTTCATTATTTTCTATTAAAAACTTTACGGAAGCTGCGGCAACTTGTGAAGCGATTTCTCCTCTTCTCATGTTTAGATCGTTGCGTACCACTATGAATTGTTTTACATCTTCCATTGTAACACCTCGTAAACAAGCCACGTCATTCTTCTTGATCATCTTGAAGAATTTCTTTTCTTACTTCCTCCAATATTTTACCAAGCCAGTTTTCTCCTACACCTCCTACTGTTCCCCAAAATCTATCGTTCCACCGATTTTCATTAATCAGTGGTCTGTTATCTGTTCCTTTTAATCTACAACGAATAAAAGGATTTTCAAACTTTTTTCTTATCAAATCCTTCATGATAGAGATTTTTTCTTCTTTCCAATCTTCTCTAACAATGACAGATTGTCCCAATCTTTTAGCAAGATTGGGATTTTCAGCTTTTCTTATTAGTTCCCTCGTTTCTTGATTCAAGCTTTTTGCAGCTTGATATGCATGCTCAACAGAGGGATATAACTTTCCTTCAAAAGTTATCGACGAATTATAAAAATTAGAAAGGAACTCAAATCCATTTTTTTTAGAAAATCCTACAATCGGATTACTCTCTTCTCTTAAATTCTTTGGATTTTCTAAGTCCTTTTGCATATAAATTTGATAATGCAATTGAGTAATCTTCTTGATTCGATCTATAATAATTACATCTTTTCAACGAAAGAGACGCCTCTTTAGGATTGCCTGATCTAAAATTTTTCAAAGCGATTGAACATCTTGACATGAATCTCCAATACTCTTCTCCGCCCGTTACGAAGTTTTTATGAGATCTATATTTCGCTTTCCCAAAATGACTATAATACGGACCGGGAGTACCAGCAGGTAAATTTCCTATATTACCTAAATTATGATTCCAGATTTTACGACCATGTTGGTTTTCCAACGCAATATGTGACCATGCACCTGCTAGCAAATTTTCATGCGGCAAGTTTCCGTAGACATTTACATAAGATTCATTTAAAATTTTTACAAGATCATCGCTATCGATCGGCGTAAGTTTTCTCTCTACTTTACATTCTTTTGCTGGAAAAGCTAGAATGGAAAAAGAGATTATCAAATTCATAAAAATCGTCGCGTTAATCATAGATTGTAATTATACAATGTAATACAAAAGTATACATAAATGGAATTTCATTAATTTGTGTGGTCGTGTATTTGTGCGGGTAGATAAATACTGAAAGTATGGTTTTGTGTATTTAACGTTTTCCGGAATGTCATACATTTGATGATACGTGCCTGGAGCATTAAGAATTTAAATGTCAACAAACGACAAGAATAGATTTAGAAAAACTTATTCTTTTTTTAGACAGCAACCCATCTTTGCTTCAGGCGGTGGGGGCGGCGGCGGTGGTGGGGGTAATGGAGATCAATTTTGGTATTCTACCACCAATGATTCGATCTATACTACTGGGTCAGTTATAATTCGAGGAGATGAAACGGGGTTAGACTCTCCTTTTGATGTTGGATCTGACGTATTTTTCTATGTCAGCGGTTCTATAGACGCCATTAATCCTAATGACAGCAAAGTGGCAGTTTTTGGTGGAGATCTTGTTGTCAGTGGTGCCTTTTTACTAGAAAGCGATTATCTTGAAATAACTGGCACGTTGGTCGTTACAGAAGGTGTCAGCGGATCCATTACAAAACTTGCTGATGGCACTTCTTATCTTGTAGCAGGTAGTAACATTACGATAACTTCTCAATCTAATGGATCTATTGTAATCTCTTCAACTGGTGGTGGTGGATCTTCAATTAACTTTTTTGATTCTACGACTGCCGGATCAGTTTACACGACGGGATCATTTGCCTTTAGAGGTCAAGAGCTAATAGATTCTCCTTCTGACGTTGGAACTGACGTCTTCTTTTTTGTCAGCGGTTCTACGGGCGCGGTCAGCAATCAAAAATCTCTTTTTGGAGGTGACGTAGTCGTAAGCGGTTCTTTCTTTGCGGAAGGCGACCGCCTAGAGATGACAGGAACTATCCTGGCGACTTCAGGGTTTAGCGGTTCGTTAACAAAACTCACTGATGGTACGTCTTATTTAGTCGCAGGAAACAATGTTAACATCGTTTCACAGTCCAATGGATCGATAGTAATATCTTCAACAGGTGGCGGAGGAGATAGCTTCTTTTCCTCAACGACGGCTGGTTCAATTTATACAACGGGGTCAGCTGCATTCAGGGGTCAAGAATCTATAGATTCTCCAATAGACAAAGGTACGGACGTATTCTTTTATGTCAGCGGTTCCAAAGGTTCTCGAGACACGTCCGTAGCAGGCTCTTCGCTATTTGGAGGAGATGTAATAGTCAGCGGATCGACTTACATGTTGTCGGGTGCCATTGTACAAAATGGTCTCAGGGTCACAGGATCGTTAGATGTCGAAGGAGACATCGTCGACATATCTGGCTCTCTCATCGTCACGGGTTCCACTTACCTATCTGGTACTTTATTCCTTACGGGATCTATGTTTTCTGAAATGGGCAGCATTACAGCTGTTCAAGGATTCAGCGGATCATTAACAAAGTTGGCAGATGGAACTTCATACCTGGTGGCAGGAAACAATGTTAACATTGTTTCGCAGTCCAATGGTTCTATTGTGATCTCTTCTACGGGAGGAGGATCAAGCACAGTAAATCTCCAGTTCCTTGCTGGCACGGTTTCTTCAGCAGCGCCGTCAGGGTCTATGGAATCGATCGGGATGGATTATCTGAATCTTTCAGCATTACCACCGGTTCCAACAAACTACACATTCTCAGCAATTTTAGCTACAACAGTTGGCACGACTGCATACATGGATCTTTACGATTACAATGGAATATTCAGCGGCGGTTCTCCTGGGCCCATATCCGGATCGGTGTTGACAGGATCGAGTCAGTCTTATACTTACCTAACAGCAAACTTGACGACTGCGATGTCTTCTCCTTCTGGCAACGGAATAATAGAAGCGAGGATATGGTGCGATCCGACTGGATCAAATTTGAACGCAATATGTAAGTCAGCTAAACTGACGATAAGTTAATGAAAGAATGAAATAACATGGCAAAGTATAGAGCAAGAGTAGATTGTTACTTAGAACCTACGTTGGCAGATAGCGTCGGTGTTAACTCTAGAGCTAATGGCGAGTTCTTCGTGAATCTGGTACAACATATTTCATCCAGTATGAATGACCTTGGGATCGAGATGCTTGCCTGGAACTATGGTCAAGGAGGTTCAGATTGGTCTTTTTGGAATGAACCTGGGTCGACAGGTCGATATGCTTTTGCTTGTTTTAGATTTCATTCGGCGTCTTTCGGCAAGTTTGATTGTTTGATCTACGAAAACACGGGTTCTTTCAACGGTCATACAGGCTCTATTTATGTAAACAATCAAAACAGTAATTATTTTCAAGAAACATGTTTTTTTCAGGTTGGTATAGCGTTTGCATGTCATCCGAGTGGATCAGTACCTGACGTTTATCCATATACAGGAGGTCCTTGGGATGGCAGCTATGGACCTGGTGCGGATATTCAGACAGTAACAGAACTTTGGAAAACCACACCAGAAAGCAAAGGTGCTTTCTTCCCACGCCCAAATGGAATTTCAGGAGAAAGCTCTGGTTCAAGGGCCACCCTACAAGGTCTCGGCGGATATGACATGAATGGATCTAGAAATCACTTCATCGTGTCCGAAGACAGTTTGACGATTCTCACGGATTCAGCAATGGATGGCCGTCATAGAATCATGCATTTCGGCCCATACACACCTCGTTCAGGTACGACACCTACTCCTGAAAGCCCATACGTCATGTGGTCAAGTAACAATCCAGACAGCTTCTCACCATGGGTTCACTTCTATGGTGGTCAAATAGGCACAACCTCTAGAAACGATGACAACATATACCAAGGAGCTCTTGCGCATCCTGATCTGTTGTCGGGATCAAGACGTTTCAGTTGGAATACTGTCGTAACAAGTGACATGTTTTTAGGGTTGAATAAGTTTGTAGAGAATGGATCGTACGAAAAATTCCCTGTATGGGTCACTCTCAATGAAGGAACCGACTGCGGGACTTTAGGGATCTTAAATCATCTCTGGTATGGAATAGGAATGCCAAATCTAAGCGTCTCTGTAGTCTCTTCATCAGCTGCATTCGGTAGAATGACGATGAATGAAAACAAGGTCATTGTTCCTTGGAGCGGAGATCCTCCAACCACCACGCCGTGGACGAGAAAAGGTAGAAACTTTAGCATAGGATGACAAGAGGAATCTAACATGACAAAGTATAGAGCAAGAGTAGATTGTTATTTACAACCCGCAGTGGGAGATTCAGCTGGTGTCAATTCCAGAGCAAACGGTGAATTCTTTGTTAATTTGATTCAACACATGTCTTCTAGCATGAACGACCTTGGAATCGAGATGCTAGCCTGGAATTACGGCGATGGCGGATCAGATTGGTCTTTTTGGGATGAACCTGGAGCGACAGGCAGAAATGCTTTTGCATGTTTTAGATTTCATTCTGCGTCTTTTGGAAAATTCGATTGCTTGATCTATGAGAACACTGGGTCCAATACTTCCGTACGTACGCACACAGGATCTATCTTCATAGACAATCAAGACAGGCAATTCTTCGAGCAAGAAGGTTACTATCAAGTAGGTATTGCCTTTGCATGTCATCCAAGCGGATCTGTTCCTAACACATATCCTTATGTCGATGGCCCATGGAATGGTGGTTACGGAATGAGCGCTTCTATAGAGACCGTAGGTCCTGTTTGGAAAACAACTCCAGCCGGCAAAGGAGCATTCTTCCCGAGACCGAACGGTGTACTAGGTCAGCTGTCTAGCTCAAGATCTTCTCTATCTGGAATTGCGGGTAGCAGTATGGATCAAAGCAAAAATCACTTCATTTTGTCTGAGGACAGCGTCACGATTCTTGTTGATGATGCTTCTGACGGTTATTCTAGAGTGATGCACTTTGGTCCTTACATTCCGAGGTCTGGATCTAACCCTGAAAGTCCGTATGTCATGTGGAACACGGGAGATGATAATGTTGCTCCTTGGATTCACGGATACGCCAACACAATTGGAAGCTTCACCCTCGTTAGCAATGCACCACAAGGAGCCATTGCACACCCAGACTTGTCCAAAGGAGCTTTAAAGTTAAGCTGGGGGTTTTTAGCTCATGATTCTTCTAACGGATATAACAATTTCATCAACAGCGGATCATTTGAAAAATTCCCTGTGTGGGCTATTGTTAACGAAGGTACAGAAAGAGGAATCCTTGGTACTCTTAAACATCTAACACTTGGCGTTGGGATGAATAGTCTCACTGTCTCTACACTTTCTTCTTCAGCCGCGTTTGGACGTCCGACCACAGCAGAATCAAAAGTGCTGGTTCCGTGGGATGGAGTTCCTCCTCAATCATCTTCGCCTAATAGAACTGGTAGAAACTTTAGCATAGGTTGATCATGTCAGGAAACGACTTTGCAGATTTCTTTCCGCCTGAAGTACAAAATCAGGTCTTTCCAGAAGTGTTCCAATCTAATGGTCAACACTCTTCTGCTGCTGAATTTACAAACTTAATTCCTGAGATTTTTCAAGATGCTGGTGCTTTAAAGACCGCAACTGAATTTGACCACACGACTCCTGAGGTATTCAAATATCAAATAATCACCACGACGGGAGGAGCTCCTGCAATCAAGTATCGAATGAGAGGATACTATGTTGGAGGTTCAACGTACGAATTTTGGATTACAACGAATCCTGATTCAGCCAATCCCAGCGGGAATCCTCTTATCAACAAAGTTATCGACTCGATCATTGCATCATAAAAGTATTATAATGAGACAATAAAAGACAAATTTATATGCCTGTCAAATTTAGAAGAATTGGAATAACCAACAACATTTATAATTCTGGATTCCCAGTTGGAAGACCAGTTCTCGGTCCTACTGGGCCGCAAGGGGAAACAGGGCCAGCTGGTCCGACAGGCCCCACCGGTCCGACAGGTCCTACCGGACCAACTGGTTCCGCCGGTTCAATAGGTCCTGTTGGTTCTACTGGGCCAACAGGACCGACTGGTCCATCAGGATCAACTGGCCCACAGGGAGATAAAGGTGAAACAGGCGCTACGGGTGATCGAGGCGAAACAGGCCCAGCAGGACCTACTGGTTCGACCGGCCCGCAAGGCGACCGAGCAGACAATGGCGCAACTGGTGCCACAGGTGATCAAGGTCCCACAGGCGCAACTGGCCCCACCGGTCCGACGGGACCTCAAGGTGACAGAGGAGATAATGGTGCGACCGGTGCCACAGGAGACAGAGGCGAAACAGGAGCAACTGGGCCCACGGGTCCGACGGGACCTCAAGGTGACAGAGGAGATAATGGCGCAACTGGCGCAACTGGTGCAGCGGGCGATCGTGGTGCGACAGGAGCCACAGGTGCTACAGGCCCGACAGGAACAGCGGGTGGTAGTTTCTTGTTTTACTTCGGTGCCACAAGCATAAGCGTTGATGCGACGAGATATTTGTATCCTGGAAGTTCTACTTCAGCAGCATCATCTACTATCATTGAAATTCCGATGCCGATAAGAGGTAATGTCACTAAGATGTATCTTGCTCAATTGGCTGGTTCAGGAACTAGATCCATCGACTATAAACTATTCGTAAATGGATCTGCATCAGGCATGGGTGTGTCAACAACCACAAGCGGCACTGGCGCAAATACGACGGACTCAATAGCGATATCATTTGGTGATAAAATTTCCGTGGCGTCAGTACCAGCTTCAGGAACAGGCACAACCCCATCTAATATAATGATAGTCATAGTTCTTGAGCCGACATGATTCAATTAATTTACTTTAACAAAAACAGAAATAACATATAAGTCATGCCAGCAACAACAGACGTATTATTGATGAAGATAAAGCAATTAGAGCTTCAAATTCAAGAAACCATCAAGCAAGGTCAAGATGCTTCTGCTTTGCAAGAACAATTGAACGAAATGAAAAGTTCTTTTATGTTAAAGAATGAAGCTTTGAGCAACAAATCTAACATTCTAAAAGGGTAATAGAAATAAATAATATGCAAAAGGTAGACTTATATCAACCAATGATCAGCAATCGAGTCGGAGCACCTCCGCTAGTTCTCAACGTGGGTGTACAAAGAAGTTCTGCTGAAGTTATGGGAGGCCCAGTGGAGAATGCTCTGCGTGCAGAACACTATGTGTTGTTGTCAGCTCTTCCTGATGAACTTAGAGAAAGAGTGAAGACTGCGGTTCAAGCTTTGTTGTCTTCCATTTGATATTATGAAAACGTTATATCCAGGAATGAAAGGTGCCGATGTAAAACGTTGGCAAATTTTTCTTAGAGGGTTATCCAACGACTCTAATGTAATCGTCAATGGCGATTATGATTTGATTACGCTTGATGCGACAAAAGCATTCCAAACTTCTAAGGATCTCGACGCGGATGGCATAGTAGGTCCTAAAACCATATCTGCAGCTTTGTTAGATGGATTTGACGTAGTAAAAGATAATTCAGATGGTGATCTCGGACCTAATTGGCCCCCACGGCCTGATAATAATCCGCTGACTATTCTTGAAAGAATGAAATTATTTGGAAAGTTCTCTTTTGTTTCTTCCCCGACGCAGACAAATCCAGAGGCAATAAAGATCACTGACGATTGGTCAAAAGATAATATAGTCGTGGTGCAAGTCCCTCAACTAATTGGAGTACCAGGGTCTTTACAAAATGGTGCCGCCCATGTTCACAGGAAGATATCAAAACAATTCTTAAAATTGTTTGATGATTGGCAATCAGCGAATTTAAATGAAAAAATTCTAACCTGGGGTGGATCATGGGTGCCTCGGTTTGTGAGAGGATCAAGAACTTCTCTATCAAACCATGCTTGGGGCACAGCATTCGACATAAACCACCAGTGGAATGGGTTGGGCATACGTCCTGCTCTTCGGGACGAAAAGGGATCAGTCAGAGATCTGGTTGACATCGCATACCAAAACGGGTTTTATTGGGGCGGATGGTTTAAGTCCAGACCTGATGGAATGCACTTTGAGGCTTATAAAATAATCGAGTGATTATTTAATCAACATCATATGGCATTTAGAGACGCCTCACGAACTAGAAAAGCATATTCGTATTACAGGCCACGTCCGCGTTTGCAATACGTATCAACTCCTGAAGAGACGCAACAATTATTACAGACAATCAATAATTTAGCGTCATTGACAACGGTGACCATGATATGGAATGAGACTTTAACTGGTGTGACCGATGATTTGAACACCATTTTTGAACTGTCTTATACTCCCGTCGCTGACACTGAAGTAATGTTATTCGTGAACGGAGTTCTTCAACACAGAAATAATGGAGAAGCTAAAGATTTTAGCATATCAGGCAAAGTAATCACCATGAATTTTCCTCCGCACACGGGAGATGAAGTCACCGCGACGTACGCATACGATCCTAACGATCCTTAGACAATAATTCAGTTATTGGTTCTCAGCAAACGAAAATTATTGTGTTCGAAGATACGTAGTATTATGTCTACGTTTTCAACGACGATTGGTCCTACGCCGTTCGGATTTTTTGATTCGGACGCAACTTTTCAATCAGAAGCCGACGCAATGGTCTTGTTCGTCAAGCGCAAACTCGGTGATGATGTGTTGTCTGTAGAATTGACCAAAAAAGAGATATGGGCATGTTTTGAAGAAGCTTGTTGTGAATATAGTCGTTTAATACATGAGACAAAAATAACGTCCGAATTGACAAACTTGTTGGGCTTGCCTACAGGAAGTGCAGATCTGACGAACAAATATGCCAGACAAACGCTGGAACACTTGTTACGTATGGCAGAACCATACGCTTCCCAAGCTTTCGTAGGAGGATCTTACGATGCGACGTTAGGGTATCTTGACCTCGCCACTGGTCGACAAGATTATGACATTTATTCTGAAGTAAAAGACAACGAAACAGGAATTGGAATCTATGATTCCATGGTATCAGGATCAAAAGGCAAGTTGAAGATTGCTGAAGTTTTTCATTTTGAGCCCCTTGCCGCTCAACACTTTTTATTAAATGCATCTAATATTACTAACTTTTTGGCAACCAATTTTAATTACGAATCTTATGTTAACTCTACAGTTTTTTATGTGTTGCCTGTTTTTGAAGACGTGTTAAGAAGAGGGATGCTAGAGACAGCTTTTAGGGTTAGAAGGTCAAATTATAGCTACGAAATTATGGGCAGAAAGTTGAGAATTTATCCCATACCCACCACAGATTTGCAGACAGGAAGGCTGTACATCAAAGTCGTAAAACCGCAGAATCCTCTTATGCCAGCTTACCATGATGATTCAATTTATGGTATATCTGGTCCCAGTAACGTTCCTTTAGGTAATATTCCATTCGCGTCGATAAATCAACCTGGGAGACAATGGATTAGACAGTTTACTTTAGCCTTATGTAAAGAGTTGTTAGGATTGATTCGATCAAAATTTCAAACAGTTCCCATACCTAATGCCGATCTTCAGCTTAATGGCGAGGCTTTAATTACTCAAGCTCGCGAAGATAAAGAGAGATTAAACACTCAGATGAAAGAATTTTTGGCAAATTTGACATATGCAAAATTGCTTGAGACAGACGCCCTCGCCGCTGAAAACTTGAACAAGCAGCTTAGATTTATCCCTATGCCGTTAGGCAAGGCTATTTCGATAGGATAGACTGGAGAATAATTTATGGCTCGTCTTTTTATCACACAAAGAGAAATTAATTTCATTTCTGACATCACAAAAGAAGTGATAAAAGATGTGATCGGCCAAAAGATCTATTACTATCCTATCTCAGAAACTAAGACCAAGACTCATGAAGTTTATGCTGAAGCTATGCAAAAAATATTCGATAATCCAATCGTTATTGATGTTTTAGTAAGCAATGAATTTCAGATCGATACAAAGATAGATAAGTTTGGAGTAGACACTAATTTTAAATCAGAGGTTTACATCCAACATAGAGACATGATAGAAAAAGGTATTAATCCTGCAATCGGCGATTATTATTCTTTTAGCGATGTTTTTTATGAAATAACTGAATACAGATTCATGAGAAACATTTACGGACAGGCTGAAAACATTGACGGAGTCGCGTTGGTGGGACTCAGGGTACGTGATAGTCAATTCAAGGCTCTTGTTAAAGGCCCGACTGGCATTGAGTACACCGATAAAGATGCTACGCAAACCACATTCGTACAGCAAAGAGGTGTTGAAGAAAATGCCGAAGGTCCGACAGCCGACGTTAGAGATTTGGTGAAGCAAGGGGTTCTTGACCCACCAATCTCAGGTCCCAGAGAAGTTTCCAGCAAAGGAGATTCTACTGGTGCTGGTAATTCTTTTTATGATGAATGAGCAGAACTATGCCTACCAGATTTAATTCTAACAGCAATCCTCAGTTTGGCGTGCCAGGGTTAATTGATAAAACGCACCAAGGAACGGCTGAATTTACAATCCCTCCCGTCGGATTGGAAGACGTTGATGTTTCGATTTTTAATTTGTTTGATAAAGAGTTAACCTTGCAAGTCAATGGTGATAATTCAGTACCAAAAAATGTTCCTGTTATCTTTGCGTCGGGAGAAAAATGGGCAATCTTGAAGAAGAGAAAAGCCTTAAGAGATAGAAATAATTCTTTGATACTTCCTTTGATCACTATCGTAAGGACGGGAATTTCCCAAAATTCAGACGAAGACATCGCCGGTAGAGGTATAAATCAACAAACCGGTGAAATCATCATAAAAAGACGCCTTGATAAATCCGATAGAAAATATCAAAATCTTATTAATCGATTTTTATTAAAAAACCAACTGAATGTAGCGACTAATCCCAACAAAGAATACGTCGATGGTCAGATCTTGACTGACAGAACTGTCGGAGAAGATGAAGAATCATCAGCCATAATAGATGGAGCTTGGCTTGCAGATATCAAGAAAAAAAATATCTATGAGACCATAGTCATTCCTGCTCCTCAATTTTATAACATTCGTTATGAGATTACTCTGTGGACTCAATACACGCAACATATGAATCAGATTTTAGAAAATATTGTTGCTTCTTTTTTACCGCAAGGTAATTCTTGGAAGCTTAACACGACCAAAGGATACTGGTTCATCGCTAAAGTTGAGGATAATTCATACGAACCCGAAAATAACGTCGATGACATGTCACAAGAGGAGAGAATCATCAAATATAAATTTAATGTAAAAGTTCTCGCTTACTTGTTTGCCACGCAGTCTCCTGGAACTGGGGTTCCAATAAAACGTTATGTTTCATCTCCGATTATAAAATTTGAAACCGTTGCGCCAAAAGACGATGATCCCGCGTCGCCTATCAATTTAGTTGAAGATCCTTTCCTCGGATCCGATGATCCGACTCTTCCGTTGTCTGACACCAAAAATAATAGAGAAGATCAACGCAGAAGCGGTACTAAACTATATTCTCCAACGGACTCTGCTGTCTCAAATGATCCTGCACTACAAACCAGGTCATCCAAACAAAATAGACCAGTGTACCAAAAAATAATTACTCAAAACTCTTCAGGTAAAAATGTTGCGACTTACGCTAGGGTTTTTAGAACATCCAATGCGTCAGGAGAAACTGTCATAAAACCGTCAAATGATTTTTCTTCAAAATCTAATCCTGCGGCTGCTGACACGCTACTAGGTGATCTAACATACGAAACTACTAAGTGACCACTCCAGTTTTTTAGAATTCTCTTGAATACTTATACGAAGAAATTCCCAGTGTATTCATGAAGGAGCAGGAGAATGGCTGAACAAGTTTTTAGATCACCTAATTTTTTTGAAAGAGAAATTGAGCTTAAGGCACCGCCTCCGTCAGGACCCGTCGGAGTTCCTGCAGGCGTGATTGGTACTTCTAAAAAAGGACCGGCTTTCGTACCAGTTGCTGTTTCTAACTTTAACGAATTCGTAAGCATTTTTGGCGATCTAGATCCAAAAAAGTTTGGTCCCTATGCCGTCAATGAGTTTTTGAAAAATAGAACAGCGTTAACGTATATGCGCGTCCTAGGCGGAGGCTCTAATCGTTCTTTAAGCGACGTGCAAACGACGCTTATAACTGGTAAGGTAAAGAATGCCGGATTTAAGACGATCGGGACTAAAACTGATTTAACCGAGGATCAATACAAACGACATGTCGGGGGTGTGCAGTTCATCGTAGCTGATCACACGATCGATACGGCGGATGAACCAGCAGGAATGCCTATGTTCACTGACAATGATTCTAGGACTCAAACCAGCAACGTTTCGCTTGTTAGAGGCGTCGTTCTTATGGCATCTGGCGCTAGAATGCTTGTTTTAGACGGAGATCAAAGCATAGGAACCAGCTTCGATGGTGTGGTTTCTGTTGATGATGAAGGAGCTGTAAAGAGCGGAAAAGTCAAGTTAGTCATTTCATCCACTTTAGGATCAGCTTTCTCTTATGATGATGGGAAAGCAGGATTGAAGGTTTATACAGCATCTCTTAACCCTACTAGCGCAGATTACTTTGGTAAAGTGTTAAATAAGGATCCTGAAAAATTTGCGCAGTATCAGCACTTGCTATACACGGACTTTGCTGTAGATGATGAAGTTGCCTCGGTTCTTGATAATGATAAGGTAGCAATATTATCAGGATCAAGCTTTAATAGTCCAGCATCTGGAGATCCATCACTTCATTTCAGCGGAGCATTTGGTTCATTCGATACTAGATTCACGGCACCCAAAACTCCGTACTTTATTTCTCAGCCTTTCGGAACGTCAGAATATGATTTGTTTGCCGTTGAATCTATCGACGATGGAGAATACGCAAACAGTCTTTACAAGGTGTCGATCAGCAATCTTAAGGTTTCTGAGAATGACGCATATGATTATGGAACATTCAATCTACAAATTCGCGATTTTAATGATACGGACGTAAATCCAGTTATCATAGAAGAGTTTGTAAATTGTTCACTCGATCCCGACGCCGACAACTATGTGGCAAAGTTAGTAGGAGATCGCAAAGTGACTTATGACTTTGATCAAGACATATTGGTAGAAAGACGCATCGTTACGACAGGAAAGTACCAAAATATTTCAAAGTTTGTCAGAGTAGTCATGTCTCCCGCTGTGGAAGAGAAAAAAATCCCTGCAAAATCTTTGCCTTTCGGTTTCAGAGGGTTTGAGCTTCTGAAGACAAACGATAATTTGAAAGATTCTGTTCCAACAAGAAATAGACTATGGGGATCAGTAGGTACCGGAGGCTCAAGTTTAGCAAGTTCTATTCTTCCTCCTGTACCTTACAGATATAAGGTAACCCGCGGCGCAGTTTCATCCGCTGCAAACTGGAGTGGCGAACCTGGACCTCTTGAGTCTACAAATCCAGCTTATTACTGGGGCGTGAAGTTTGAAAGGAATACAGAACCCTTAAACAACAACCTGAGTGAAGAAAAGAACGTTCTCATTGAAAGCTTCACAAAGTTCATGGGAATCAAAAAGCTAGATGTTCTAGTCACGGGTTCTGGTGCTGACACTTTCAATAACAACAAATTCAGCCTTTCCAAGGTCGCTTTTGCAAATGGATCTATAGCTGAGTTAACTGGCACAGTTAGAACTCACATGAGAGAAGCAGCATATATCAGAAATGCCAAGGTTGATCCATCAACTTACACGATCTACGATTCAGGATTCGGAGATAGAATCACTTTAGCGAGCTTACTATCAAATGGAGAATCCTATCAGTTCAACAGATTCTCAACGTTTGCAAAGTTCTCAACATTCATGTGCGGAGGATTCGACGGATTGAATATCCTAGACCCAGCTGCCCGTCGAATGAATGATAAAGCAACTTCATTTGAAACTCCTAAGGGAGCAGCCTCAACCACATATACATCACCAGGTCTTGCTTCTAACGTGGCTGGAACTGGAGTTGACAATAACTCAGTTAGTTCTTATGTCACAGCAATTGACGTAATGACTGATCCTCTGCAGGTCAATGTGAATCTGCTTGCCCTCCCAGGTATTCGTGAGGATTATCTCACGAATTACACATCAAAGAAAGTAAGAGATTATGGATTGGCCATGTACATCATGGACATACCAAATTATGACGACAACAGTGATAGAATCTATGATGATTCTACGAACAGAATCAACATCGAAAATACAGCAGCTATCTTCGAAGAAAGAACGTTCGATAACAACTACGTCGCGACCTACTTCCCCAACGTCTATGTCAATGATACGACGAACAGCAGATACGTGAAAGTTCCTGCGTCTGTTGCAGCTCTCGGTGCATTAGGGTTCAACGACTTTATTGCATATCCTTGGTTTGCACCTGCAGGATTCAACCGCGCCGCGCTTGACTTCGTTAACAACGTAGAGGTCAGATTGAACGTCTCGGATAGAGATCGTCTATACGACGCTAGAATCAATCCTATAGCGACATTCCCAAGATTGGGATTCGTTATCTACGGACAGAAGACGTTACAAATAAGAAAGTCTGCTCTTGATAGAGTTAATGTGAGACGTTTGCTCTTAGAGGTTAAGAGATTAATCATCAACATAGCTAACAGGATCATATTTGAACAGAACACACCAGCCGTCAGAAACAAGTTTGTGGCGGATGCAATTCTTCAACTCAGCCTTATTCAGACCCAGGCAGGCATTGAGGCCTACCAGGTCATCATGAATGAGACGAACAACACACAAGAGGACATCGATCTCAATCGTTTGAATGGTCGAATCGTCGTCGTCCCAACGAGAGCAATTGAATTTATTGCGATCGATTTCATCGTAACAAACGCCGGCGTCGAATTTGTCTGATGCAAACGTCGGGAATCTTATACTTATCATGCAAAGCGTAGGAGCGATATAAATGGCACAGCTCAAATTTGGAAGCGCAGGAGTAACAACAAGAGAAATAGACTTAACGGGCCCCGTCGAAACAGGACCGACGGGGGTCCCCGCGGGGGTCATCGGCACGTCATTAAAGGGACCAGCATTCGTACCACTAACTTATGGAACGCTCAAGGACTTCTTCGCGAAGTTCGGTGAGAGCGATTCTAAGAAGTTTGGACCGATAGCTGTCTCTGAATGGCTGAGCCGTTCAACCGCAGTGACTTACCTTAGAGTCTTAGGCGTTGGTGATGGAAAGCAACGTCTTAAAACTGGAACAACCGCTGGTGAAGTTAACAATGCAGGATTCGTCGTAGGCGAAGAACAACCTGCAGAAGACGGAACTTTATCACCGAATCCATATGCTGTTTCAGGAGGACCACTGGGTAGAACATACTTCTTAGGATGTTTTATGTCAGAGTCCGTAGGGTCAACTTTCTTAAGTGACGCTGGTCTTCAAGGAACAAGAAGGGTTAACTCTCCTTCTGTCTTATCAGCTTCAGTTCCAATCGTCAGAGGCGTGTTGATGGCTCCTTCAGGAGTCGTCTTGCGCTTGTCGGCAAGCTATGCTACGTCCGCCGTTCCTGGTTCTGCAACACCTGCAACACCCGCAAACCTGTTTGGAGCTTCGGTGGGAACGATCGTTCTTTCTGCTTCCAACGCACCTTCCAAACAAGAGTTCACGATGTTGCTTTACGGGCACAAAGGAACAGACGTTGCGTATCCAAACGTTCTAACTGCATCTTTTGACGTTAACTCAGCGAACCACATATCCAAGGTTCTTAACACAGATCCTTATAAGATGCAGCAAGCAGGTCACTATCTTGCAGCAAGCTGGGATATACATCCTTCGTTGGCAGTCATTACTGGAACAGGATTCTTACCAGTAGACGCAGGATATAACTGTGTATCTAGCTTAACACACTCACTTGGATCAGAGAATTCGGTCTTCTTGTTAACTTCGTCTTTGGCAAGAAACTCAGGATCACAGACTGTACCCAATTACGAGTCCTTCCGCGATAGATTCTCCAATGCCAAGACCCCTTGGGTTATCTCTCAAAAGTTCGGCGGAAAACCAGTTAACTTGTTCAGATTCCACGCTCTAGACTCTGGAGCCAACATCTCTAACAAGGTCAAGATTGGAATCGCCAACATCACTCCTTCAAATGCGGCTAATTACAAATACGGTTCATTCAACGTCGTTCTTCGTCGCATGGATGATACGGATATCGAACCTAAGGTTTTGGAGAGCTTTAATGGAGTCAACCTCGATCCATCTTCTGATCGTTACATCGGAAAAGTAATGGGCGACATAAATGCCTACTACGATTTTGATCGTGATGACTCAAGCCAAAAATTGGTCATTGAAGGAAATTACACATTAAGATCCAGACACGTTAGAGTTGAGGTTTCTGATGAAGTGATAGATCTATCAGTCGATCCAACTGCATTGCCAATGGGTTTCAGAGGTATTGCTCACCTCATGACATCAGGATCAGCTATCTTTAATGTGGATAATGCGGCATTAATAGACGGCGGATTGATCCATAACGTGGTTGAACCACCTCTTCCATTCAGAAAGAACATTTTTGATGGCGTCGGTGCTCAAGCTCAAGAAAATTCTAGGTACTACTGGGGTGCAAAGTTCGAACACGTCGTAGATGTGAACGACCAAAACAGCAACGTAACACCAGACAAATCATTCAACAGCTTCACAAGCTACTTCCCGAATTTCTCGACTGCATTCATGAACTTCGTGGTGGGTGACAACGCTGGTGCTGCGACGACTGACGAAAATGGAATCGTAGATTCTGACAAATTCTGTAACAACTTGTTCTCTCTAGAGCATGTTCAGATCAGAACAGGTTCTAACGGTACCGTTGAGCAAGCTGACGATTGGAAACATGCGACATACGTCAGAAATGGTGATATACAACCAGACGATGGTGCCAAGACAAGAGCAGTGAAGGTCGACGATCTATCATTCTCGCTGAACAGAAGATTCCTTAAGTTCTCTTTGATCATGCAGGGTGGATTTGATGGCGTCAATATCTTTGATGAGGATGAACATCAGATCAATAATGCTGCTGTCACAGCAGACATGAACGACGCTGATAGAGGTCGCGAAAAGGGTCCCAACGTATCCGCTTATCTCAAGGCCCTCGAGGTCATGAAGAACACGACCAATGTTGATATTCAGCTTCTCGCGATACCCGGCATCAGAACGCCTGTCGTTACAGATGCTGCAATCACGGCGACTGAAGAGCGTTTCGATGCTCTGTACATTATGGACATGGAACAGGTAGACAAGGACGGAAACCTGATCGATATCACGGGAGTCGTCAAACCTTCAGTCACGGAAACAATCCTGCAGCATAAGGCACGTAACCTCAACACGTCCTTCGCGGCAGCTTACTTCCCAGACGTTCTAATGAGAGATCCTTCAAAGCAATCGAACACAGTGGTCGTTCCACCTTCGGTCGTGGTCCTCGGAGCTCTAGCCTTGAATGACTCACTAGGATATCCTTGGTTTGCTCCAGCAGGTCAAACCCGCGGCGCTCTCCCCACGACTCTTGAGACAAGCATACAGCTCAAGGATCAGGACCTAGATTCGCTTTACGATGAGGACATCAACCCCTTGTACGCTCAAATTATAAACGCACAAGGCGGATTGAACCCACGCGGCGGAGTGGTTGTTTGGGGTCAAAAGACGATGCTACAAGCTGCTTCTGCTCTTGATAGAATCAACGTCCGCCGTCTCCTCATCGACGTTCGTCGTCAGGTTCGCGAGATTGCTCAAACGATCATCTTCGAGCCCAACCGCGAAGCAACCCTCGCAAGGTTCTCTGCAGCTGTCACACCACGTCTCCAGAGAATCCAAGCCCTCGCCGGTCTCGATCGTTTCAGAGTCATCATCGATTCTTCTACGACCACACAGGCCGACGTCGAGAACAACACGGTCAGAGGTAAGATATTCCTGCAGCCAACAAAGACAATCGAGTTCGTCTCACTCGACTTCGTCGTTGCAAATAACCTGCAGTCAGTGACCTGATAACCTCTGTCAAAACAGACAGGAACCGCCTCTTTTAACGGGGCGGTTTCTTTTTTGTCGAGGGCATTAATTAATGTCAACAATTGCACGTGGTAAAACAATCAAGGACATATTGCAAAATATTCCCATGACATCTGATGATGATTCTTACATGTCAGATGTCTGAAGCAGGATTATAGTTATGGAACGTAGAGCGATATAGATGGCTAAATTCGAATTTTCAAGCGCAGGAATATCAGCACAAGAGATCGGGACGATTGGTCCTGTCAAGACCCAACCGAGTGGTCTTTCGGCTGGCGTCATTGGAACTTCAAATAACGGTCCCGCTTTCGTTCCCTTTACGTTAGGATCTCTCACTGATTTTATCGACAAGTTTGGGACCATCGACGGCAAAAAGTTTGGTCCCCTTGCGGTCGCAGAGTGGATGAGAAATGCAAACTCTATCACCTACATTCGCATCCTCGGAGCAGGCGACGGAAATAAACGCCTGACGTCTGGCGAGGTCACCAACGCAGGTTTCACTGTCGGAGAAGAACAACCTATCAACTCTAGTTCCTTAGGGTCCAATCCATATGCAAATCTCAATGGTCCTCTAGGCAGGACTTACTTTTTGGGATGCTTCATGTCAGAATCTGCAGGATCAGTCGTGTTCAGTTCGGCTGGGCTGCAAGGAACAGGCAGCATCAATGGGATAACGGCAGGAGCCGTTCCCATCATCAGAGGAGTTCTGATGGCACCTTCGGGGGTGATCTTACGTTTATCTTCATCAGGAGGAGGATACGATTCATCGGCTCCCTTATCAAACTTTGTAGCCGATGAATCAACGGCTCACGGTACGACTTTAGGCTCCATCTCGCTTAGAAAAGATCAAACGCCATCACAGGAATTCGTTCTGCTGATGAATGGTCACAAAGGCACGACCTCAGCTCCTAATTTCATCACGGCTTCCTTCGATATGTTCTCCACCAACTACATATCGAACGTATTCAATCTCACGGCTTCATTGATACAAGAAAAAGGTCACTACCTTGCAGCTCATTGGGACATCTACCCCTCTCACGCTGTCGTGACTGGTACGGGAGTCGTATCTGCTGGCGCCGACGTGGCTTCAGATTCAAATAGAATACTAGACACTGAGAGATCAGTCTTTTTGATCACGTCTTCGTTGTCTAGAAACGTTGGATCGACGACGGTCCCAAATTATGAATCTTTCAGAGATCGATTCACTCACGCATCCACGCCTTGGATAATTTCTCAAAAACTTTTAGGAAAGCACGAAAATCTTTTCAAGCTCCATGCCCTTGACGCGGGGGCGAACGTATCCAACAGCTACAAGGTGACAATTCATGACGTACGTCCTAAGTCAGAAGGAAGTCCATACAAGTACGGTTCGTTCAGCCTGTCTGTGAGGTTGATAGATGATCCAGATAACGAAGACTCTAAACCGCTTGAAACCTTCAACGACCTGACGCTGGATCCATCTTCTGCCACTTACATCTGTAAAGTGATAGGAGACGTAAACGTCTACTACGATTTTGACAGACCTCCTGACGACCAAAGGATGGTGATCGAAGGCAATTATCCCTTAAAGTCTAGATACGTTAGAGTTGAAGTATCTGAAGAGGTTCATAACGCTACTCTGAATCCTGCGGCCATCCCGATGGGGTCCCGAGGAATTTCACACATAGTTACTTCCGGCTCGGCTCCGCTAGCTCCATTGGGCGGCTCGGATATTCTACCTCTGGTCGATCAATACTACCTGCGAAATTCCGTGGTTCCTCCTCTACCAATGAGGCTAAACAACAAGGCAGCAGGTAACAACACGGACCCCCCGACGAAGAAGCCTTGGGGACCTATATTCGTTCACTCAAGTCCATTCGACTCGAACGATTTGCCAAACTCAAATCTCAATAAATCTTTCAACGCTTTTGCGCTTCACTATCCTGACCACTCGACGACAACTCTAAACTTTTCCGTGAGAGACAACGAGGGAACGCCCGACTCTACCACGAATGGGATATTGGACGCCGATAGGTTCTGTAACAACCTATTCACTTTAGAAAATGTCAAGGTGTTGACCGGTAGCAGCGGAATCATCGAGTGGGGCTCTGCCGAGTATGTTCGTCACGGCTTCGTCGCGGTCGATGATGATGCAAAGACACGAGGGATCAACGTCTCTGATCTTCTATTGAAGAAAAACAGAGACTATCTAAGCTTTAATGTGATGTTCCAAGGAGGATTCGACGGGATCAACATCTTCGACTCTGATGAAGCTGCCATCAATGACGTCGCCGTCAGAGGAGACATGGAGGACATTGCACGAGGCGGATTGAACGGTTCAGCCGTGGTCTCTCACAGAAAAGCGATAGACATCATCAAGAACACAGTCAATGCGGACATCGGCGTCATGGCCATCCCTGGAATAAGAGAACGCGTGATCACTGACGTCGCCGTGCAGGCGGCGGAAGAAAGAATGGACACTCTCTATATCATGGACATAGAACAGTACGATTCAGGCTCAAATCCCATGTCCATGTCGGCTCTAGGCAAGTCCAACGCACCCTCAACGTCATTGACCATTGCGGCTCTTAAAGAACGCGGCGTGAACTCATCCTATGCAGCCGCATACTACCCCGACGTGATAATAACCCCTGATCAATTGCCTGATCAGGAGATAATCGTCCCACCCTCCGTGGCCGTCCTCGGCGCCATCTCACTCAATGACTCTGTCGGAGCTCCATGGTTCGCTCCCGCCGGCATGACCCGAGGCCGTCTCACAACGGCCCTACAACCCGTGATCAACTTCGACGAACCCACGATCGATAACCTGTACATCAACAACATAAATCCACTCTACGCGACGACAAACATAAAACAACTATCCCCAGCCCAAACGTCAGGCGTCGTCATCTGGGGTCAAAAGACGCTGCTGCTATCGACAGAATCTTCTCTAGGCAGAATAGCCGTCCGCAGGCTTCTCATCGACGTACGCAAGGCCGTCAGACAAATCGCGCTACAATTCCTCTTTGAACCAAACGTAGAGAGAGTGTCAACCGTCTTCGCCTCACAGATCACAGAATACCTGTCGTCCGTCCGCGCCCGCAACGGCCTCCAATCCTTCAAGGTGAACATAGAATCACCCCTAAAATCTAGACAAAACGTCGAAAACAACTTGCTCAAGGGCAAAATCTACCTCCAACCCCCAAAGACCCTTGAATTCGTCTCACTGGATTTCATCATCTCGAACGGTCTACAGTCCGAGATTTGAAATATTTTTTGTTATATCATCTTTTGTGAATAATTATGTTAGTTCCAATAGCAGGAGAATTCTACAATGGCCGAAACTCTTGACGTCACGTCAATGATTCCAAACAAGTTTGAACCAAAGCGTAAGAACCGCTGGGTCCTCATGATTGAAGGCATCGACGCCTACATCATCAAGACAGCGGCTCGTCCACAAATCACGACAGAAGAAGTCCCAGTCCCGTTCATCAACTCAACCCGCTACCTCGCAGGCAAAACGACGTTCAGCACCATGGGCGTCACCCTCCACGACCCAATCGCTCCATCAGGCGCGCAACAGGTCATGGAATGGATCCGCCTCCACTTCGAATCGGTCAGCGGCCGCGCGGGCTACGCCGACTTCTACAAGCGTGACATCCAACTCAAGATGCTCGACCCCGTCGGCACCGTCATCGAACTCTGGGACATCAAAGGCGCATTCATCACGGATGCTAACTTCAACGAGGTCACCTACGAGGACGGAAACCCAACGGAAATATCACTAACTCTCCGTTTCGACAATTGCGTGCTGCAGTTCTAGAAAAAGTCTTATACCAAATCATAAAGTGATGTATAATTACCTCTGTGGCGTCAAGCTGCAGAGGTTTTATGCTTAAATGTCCCCAATGCGACTTTCAAATTGAAAGCATCAATTCCCTTAGAATTCATGCTTCAAAAAAACATGATATTTCAAGCGAAGATTTATACATTCAAGTTGTGCTAAAAGGAATTAAACCAACGTGCGAATGTGGGTGTGGTTCCGATACAAAATTTAACGGATTGGTGAATGGATACTCTAAGTTTGTATGGGGTCATGCTTCGAAAGTGAACAATAATTGGGGTCACAACAAAGAAGCCTTCAAGAAAAGTCTCACAACCAGAAGAAAAATGTGGGAAAATGGTGAAATTCAAGGATGGTGTAAGGGATTAACGAAGGACGATCCAAGAATAGCATCAATCATTGAAAAGATGAATACTCCTGAAAGATCTGAAAAAATATCCAGATCTTTAACAGGAAAATCAAAATCAGAATCTCATAAACAAAAAATCTCAGAGCATATGAAATCTTATTGGGGCAAAGAAACCAATCGAGAACGTCAAAGCTTGGAGCAAGCTGAGAGAGTAAAAAATGGATTGCTGACTAAATGCACTCGCGTTCATGGATATTTCAATAACTCTAAGAAATCATCTAAGCCTAATGTTTATTACAGGTCATTATTCGAATTAAATGCGATTCTACATTTAGAATCAAACGAAGATGTTATTTCTTATACGTTTGAACCTTACAACATCGAATATTCATTTGAAGGAAAAATTAGACATTACATCATTGATTGTTTAATAGAGTATAAAGACGGAACAAAACGTATTGTAGAATTTAAACCAAATTGCCATGTTACTCATGACAAAAATGTCGCCAAATTTCAATCTGCTCAAAAATTTGCAACCGAAAATGGTTTCATATTTGAAATATGGACAGAAAAATCTCATAGATTTTTGTCAAGCTAACATGACGTTCAAAATACTTTGATTTTCAACTACGTAGCGTGGTCAAATTTTTCTCACGTTCTTTATTTACGCGTAAGAAGCTGTGTTTAGTATATAATAAGCTTCTTTTTATAAAAGGAATAATAGATGAGCACAGAAGAACGTGAGCAACGAAACGCAGTTTTTTCAGGGGCTTCGGTCCCAGCTGGTGTGGATCCCCGCATGCCGTCGCAGACGGCCGCAGAAAAGCTGAAGGCAGAGTTTGGTTTGGACATCCCGACCGAACTGGTTCCTCTGCCCAGCGCTGGAAAGATCTATCCTGTTGGATCATCGCTGCATGATCAGGACGTCGTTGAGATCAGGCCGATGACGGCTCGTGAGGAGGACATTCTCACCTCGCGCGCTCTCATCAAGAAGGGCACTGTCATATCTGAGCTCATCAAGGCGTGTTTGATCGATCGTTCAGTCAATCCTCAAGATCTTCTCGTTGGCGATCGAAATGCTCTCATGGTCGCGGTTCGCATCACGGGATATGGTCCTGAGTACAACACGGAGATGGAGTGCAATGAGTGTGAGGCGAAGGGTCAGCATTCTTTCAATCTGACCGAGCTTCCGATCAAACGGCTTGAGATCGATCCTGTCATGAAGGGAACGAACGCGTTTGAGTTCCTGCTGCCGCGGACGAAGAAGAAGGTGGTTTTCAAGTTCCCAACGGGTCGTGACGAGGAAGAGATCTTGCACATGGCAGAGAAGCAGAAGAAGTTGGGTCTTCAGTCGGACTCCACAGTGACGACCTCATTGCAGCAGGCGATCATTTCGATCGATGGTATTGAGGATCGATTCAAGATACAGAACTTCATCAAGCTGATGCCTGCATCGGACTCCTTGGCTCTCAGGAATTACATCAGAGACAATGAGCCTGGTGTCACCATGAAGCAAGAGACGTCGTGTCCATCTTGTGGTCACGAAGAGGAGGTGAACATGCCCCTCGGAGTCTCGTTTCTTTGGCCTGCAGCCGCAAGATAGAGAAGCGTTGGTCCTTGAGCCAGCGTTCCTATTGATGTATTACTGCGGATTCACGTACCGGGAGGCCTACGCTCTCCCGGTTGCGTACAAGCGTTGGTTCATCGACAGGATCAGTAAAGAGCTATCCAAGGGTCAAGAAGAACAGAAGAACACCTCACGAGCACTTCACCAGAATACACCCGACGCGAGGGCCATGATGGGCGCAGCACGTGCCCAGGTACCTTCTAGGCTGCGGCGATTTACATGACGTTGTCTCGTGATAATCTCGTTAATATTTTTGGATGTTTTATACCGCAAAATATTAGATATATGCATGACATGCCAAGAACCTAATTCTTCCATAAATCTGAATGAGATGAAGAACGATCTCACCCGTCGTGATCTCTTTTCTTCCGTTAGCGCGTGGTTGTTCGAGGGCCGCGCCTCCGATGTTAATCTGAGGGGTTCTCAGCAGCAGCTAGAGACGGTGCGAAGAGTGATGATCGCCTCGCGACAATTTCACGAGGAGTTAAACAGGCCGAACGCTAGTCTACAATCCATCGCCGAGAAGCTGGAAGAGAAGCACGCAGCGGCAGAACGATTTGAAGCCAGCTTCGGCGTTCGTTGGCTTCTCTGATCTCTAGGGGATTTAGAGCATGACCCCGACGCCTCCTGGTAGTCCGCCGAGCGCACCTGATTTGTCAGCACAGGTAGAAGCGACGAAACAGCTGACCGCTGTGATGGCTGCTTTTGCTAAGCAGCTAGAGAAGACGAACAAAGGCCTTCGGGATCAATCAGAGATCAGCGAAGAATTATCTGACGTCTTGGATGATATTGCTTCTGAACGCGAGAAAGAAGAGAAGCAAGCGAAAGAGAGACTAGAGCAGCTGCAGAAGGAGATAGAGAGCATTGAGTCTCTTAAAGATCTCACGTCTCTCTTGGATAAAAAGTTGAAAGAGGCCGCCAAGAGCAACAAATCGTTGGCTATTAGTCTTGCGGCGGTCAGTGGAGCGGCAAAGGGGTTCAAGGCTGGAATCACGTTGATGAACAACGTATTGAGCGGCCTCGGTGGCATACTGTCGACCATCATAGGAACAGTTTTTGATCTCGGCGTCGCGATCCTCACTGGACCGATCAAGATGTTCAACGCCTTGTTCTCTAAGGCGAAGCAAGCGATGTCCGGATCGACAGAGCTCGCGACGGCGCTCGAAAAGATAAGAGAGAACTTTGGTGACATTGGTTCTGGATTAGGCGGCATCGTTGCAGGGATGGGTAAGTCTCTCACGCAAGGGGTGATCGTGCCCGGATTGAGCGCGATGCGCGTCTTCGGCAACGTGGCTGAAGCCACCGCATACGCGAATGAGATGGCATCTTTGGCACCCGCAGCCTTCCAGAAATTGTCATCTCAATTTAAGGACAGCGCCAAAGAGGCGTTGGCGATGGCCAAGGGGTTAGGTATCTCGAAGGAAGAGTTCGCGGGCCTGATGAATGCAGCTGTGTCTAGCGGTCGTGACGTCGTTGAGATTCAGACTGAAATCACGAAGTACGCCAAGGGAATGGCAAAGGAATTCGGATTAGATTCCAAGATGATATCGCGTGACATGGGTCGTGCCATGAAGGACGTGAAGCACTTTGCCAACGTTTCAGTCAAGGAGCTCGCGAAGGCGACGACCTATGCTCACGGGTTGGGGTTGGAGTTGAAAGACATCACAGGCGTTCTTGATGCATTCAACACGTTTGAGTCAGCCGCAGAGAGCGTCTCCAAGCTGTCGCAGGCTTTCGGCATCAACCTTGACACGATGAAGTTGCTCGAGGCAGAGACGCCTGATCAGGCCCTAGACCAGATCAAGCAGGCCTTTAACGCCGCAGGTAAGTCTGCAGATCAGATGAGCCGCCGTGAGTTGCAGCTCATCGCACAGTCAGTCAACATGGATGAGGCGGCTGTTCGGCAGGCATTGTCGACCAAGAACGCTGGCATCTCCATGGATAGAGCCGCTGCGGCGTCGGCCGGGCTTGAAGGGCAGACGATGTCCACCGCACAGGCGATGCAGGCGTTGTCGAAGGACATTGAACGCGTGGTGAAGGCGGGTGAACCTCCGAAGGGAGAAAACTTCTTCGAGGTGTTCTTTGAAGGTGTGATGGAAGGCATGGAGAGGACCTCTGAGTTCAGGAAGTTAATGATGAACATGATGCAGTCCATTAATGCAGTTCGTCAAGCTGGGCGCGAGCTCGGCGCGCAATTGATGAATGTGATTCCTGGCTTGAAGCAACTTATAGGAGGATTGTCAGACATAGTTTCACCAGACAAGATAGGTGGAATGTTTAGATCATTTTCCAAGAGCTTCGTGGAATTTTTTCAAACGTTAAAATCAGGCGGAACTGTCACGATCCGTGAGTTGGTTGAAAATCTAAAGAAAAACTTCTTAGATTATTTGACTGCAGCAGGCCCAGGTGGTCAGAGTTTCTTGAACGGATTGAAAGATTTATGGACAGCAGCCAGAGCTATCATCGCGAGCGCATTAGATTATATCGGCGATGTTTTGTCTTCAGGTATTACCACACTTACTGATATGCTCACGGGCAAGTTCAATGAACAGGCTTCTTCGGTTGGTAACGCAATCATGGATGAAGTTAGCCCAATTACTGAAGCCTTTGGACGTCTGTTCGACAAATTGAAAGAACCGGTTTCTAAACTCGTTGAAATTGCTCTTAATTTCATTGGAACTAAGATTGGAGAATTTTTAGACAATCATTGGATGAAGATATTATCGGGGTATCTGTCCTTTGCGTTCATTGGAGCATTTGCCAACGCTTTTGTCTCTGCGACGGGAACGGCAATCATGCAAATGGTTATTACGCCATTTTTGCAGAAGTTAGCCGCTCAAATTGTCATAGCTAGCGCATCGAGCGCCGCGTCACAAGGCGCTTTAGGACCAATTCAAGCTCTTGGAGCCCAATCCGCAGCGGGGGCTGCCATACCATTTGAGATCGGTACAGATACTTTTATTCGTATGGGAGTTTTCATGCTTGCTGCTCTTGCGATGGTCGGCGCTGTTATTTTCGCTGTTAGGGCAGCGGGAGTAACGACCGAAGAAGTAATAAAGGCGGTTGCAATAGTTGGTGCCGCCGCGGTGCTCGCCGTAGCGGCTGGCGTGGCTACGATGATGACTGCTACAATAGGAGCACCAACTGCTGGTGCAGCACCAGTTGCGACTGCAGCTTTGCCTGTCTTAGGAGCGGTTGTTGGAGCTATGCTTCTCTTTGCATTTACTACGCTGGGTCTTGCAGCAGCCGCTAAAAATGTATCACCGGGGTCGATTGGAAAAGCCTTGGTGATTTTAGGTGCCACCGCAGTTTTGATGTTAGCAGCCGCGGGTCTTACGATGGTAGCAGCGTCGGTTGGAGCTGCCATAGTAGCAACTGGCGGTGGCCTTGCAGCAGGAGTGGGGTTGGGTCTTCTGGTTATAGGTGGTATCGTTACCGCAATGATCGTAACCGCTGGGGTGATTATAGGCGTAGCTAGCTCAATTACAGATACCAACAAAGTAGAATCAGTAACAAAATTGTTGATGGTGGTCGGAGGGTTATACATCGCGACGATCCCGATAATGGCTGCAATATTAGGAGCAATTGCGCTCGTGGCAGCTGGACCTCTTGCTATTGCTGGATTTAATAAAATAAAACAGATTGTTAACAGCATTATAGAGACAACAAAAAATGTCATTGTAGAAATTAATAAACTACCAGTTGATCCTTCGACACTAAAAAACAAAGTAGAACCTTTCATCTCAGTCATGAAAACAATCATTGAGATGATAAAGTCTATTGGCGAAATCTTAAAGGTTGCTCAAAATTCTAGTGTGAATAGCACGATCAACCAATTTGAAAACAAGAGTCCTTTTGATGGAGCTGCAAATCTCATATCTAATTTGATGGGCAAAGATGATAAAAGCGGGATATTAGGAATTCTCAACGTTATTAAAGGCACAATTTCGCTGTTACAAAATGTTCCGACGGCGACCGTCAAGGCTTTTGCAGACATTCTTCTAGGAGTTAGCAAGGTCATTGGCGAAATAACCGGGATCATTAAATCTTTCACTTTGAAATACAAGTCAACTGGACTCTTTGGATCAGATGAGCAAGACATGGCTAATGAATTTGGGAAAAATGCTCCTATTTTGCAAGGGTTCATTGAGTCAGTTTTACCTTCCATGTCATCGCTGATAGATGCCACCGCAGTTGCTCTTAATAAAATAAAACCTGAGCAAGCTAACGCAGTTGCTCAATCAGCTGCAGGCATAGGACAGGTTCTGACCGCTACAGCGACCCTGATGGAAAATTTAGGTAAGAACGTAAAAGATTTTAAAGAAACAACAAAGACTGAAGGGATTGTTACAGATACATCAGAAGAAAAGTTTAACACAGAAGCTTACACGAAGTACATCGAGCAATTTACTGCAAAAATGGGGCCTTTGTTGGGAGTGTTAAAAACTTTTATGGCTGACACCATAGGCGCCATCTCGACAAGCTTGTCAGGCATGGACGTATCCAAGATTGATGCTTTGAAGCCTTTGTCAGAAGTGATAGTTTCAACCTTAGGTATTATACAGGGTCTCTATTCGGCTATGTCGAATCCAAAATTAGTTGTAGAAAATCAGCAACTGATGAACAAGTCAAAGCAGCAAACAGTTGGAAAGATTGCTGATTCAATCACCTATAACATCACGACGACGTTCCCAAAGATAGAGGATACGTTAGAGGCCATAAAAAATAAAGCACCAGGAATTTTCAAAGTAATTGGTGATGCAATCAATTCAGTAACGTTCGCCCCGGATGCAGCAAAGAAGGTTGAGACATTGAAGGGAGGGATGGACGCTCTTGGAACCATTATAAAAGCATTAAACGAAATTGCGACTTCTATTCCTGATCCCGGGGAAGGTAAAAAGCTTTCAAACGAAGAAAGAATAACGGGTTTAATGCATAACGTGCTAATAGCAGGCGCGTTTTTGCGCAGGCTTATCTCACCAGTAAAAAATTCAAAAAAATCTCCGCTAGAAGCGTTATCTGAAACGTTGAGTAAAATCCCCGCAGGTCCAGACCTTGGGTCAGTAAAACGGCTTACATCTTTTGCTGAGAGTTTGAAATCGTTAAAAACGGTGACAGACGCGTTGGAAGGCATTTCAGATGTTATGTCAAAGGACGACGGAAATGTACCTGTGATGCCCGGTGGGGAGATAGGCGTTCCCACTGTAGAACAAGCAAATGTTTCTTACATAGCTGGCCGAATAAGCAACGTGAAATTTTTGATAGAATCTTTAGGTAATCCTGAAAGTGGTATTCCCACCTTGGACAAAGCCATACAAGACGCGAATAAAAACATCAGAGGCGGAGCAGCAACTGAATTTGCGGCATTGATGCTCAAGCTAAAAGGATATGGCGAGATAAAAGATTTGCCTGTTGTCGTCAACTCTGTCGCGGATGCATTACCAAAGGCGGTTGCCGATGCATCGCTTGGAAAACTCAGTAAAGCACTTGGAGACTTCGAGACGCAGCTCAAACAAATATCGGGAGCAAAAACGGAAAAGATTGCGGTGGAATTACGACGAACTCTCGACACCCTCGGCGTCAAGGGCGCCAAGTACACCGTCGAGGCAAAACCGATCAACATCACAGTTGATTTAAGCATCATCATGAAGGCTGGCGACGTCGCCGACGGAATCGCGAAGTCTTCGAACATCATTAAGCACAGAATAGAGCAGCTGGCCGTCAGATCAGGCGTGCAAAACTATGACATCTCGCAGACAGTGCCTGTTGTAGAAAAATGATTCGGCCTGACCTTCTCACAGCGTTATAATGTGGCATCATGAAAGACATCGGTTCAAAAGAAGAGTTGTTGAAGCGTTTCCGCGAAGATCCTGAGGTCGCAGCCGTGCTCAAGAAGGCACCGAACGCGATAGATGGTGCGAAAGCCTTGAAGACGGTGGAACACATACTTGGCACATTGTATGAGGCAATCATTCCAGCGATGGCTCAGATGAAGCAGGATCCTGCGGCCGCCTCTAAGATTTCAGAGGCTCTGAAAAGTGGCGAGGGCATAATTAAAGAAAGCGATGGTTCACCCATCAATTCTGGATCGAAAGGGTAGGTCATTCCATGGCCGGAATCAAGACAGGCAATAAGGGGTTCGTCAATCCCGCTGATCAAAACAAGGTTTACACGATGGATTCAGCCGCTCCAGGTCAACCCGGGGCGAATGAGAACCCTCCTGACCTTGATCCCGGCAACATGACCGTCGACAACACGGTCAAGGACATCAGCAAGAAGACTCGAATCACCTTGGGAACGTACCTCAGCAAGGTCACCAAGGGTGAGGTGGGATCTTCGACAAAACCTAACAAGTACATCGTCGATGCCTCGACCGACGCCTCCTTACCTTCGGCCATCACTACGGGTGGGTATCCGACGCCCCTGGGCACCTCAGATAATTCTTCACAATTCAACAAGGTGTTGCCAAGCTCTTTTTCTCCTGATTATGCAAGCATTGCTGGAGGAATCAAGAAAGGCAGATCGGCAGCTCAACTCCCTGACGGCAATGAGATCTTGCGTAACGCCACGGCCGGCAACACTTCAACGCAGCTCGTTCCGAACACGCCCGTCGACAAGTACACTGCCGCCGTGATTGCCGACAATCGTTGGGACTCACAGAATGAGTTCACGGGTGGGGAAGACCCGTCGAATCCGAGCGCGGGATTTGAGGTTAAGCTTCAATCCAACGCAGAGTTCGTGATGCCTTCAGGAGAAGCCACTAAGTTCCCTTCTGCTGAGTATGAACTTGGACTCGCAGAAGCTCAAGCGAAGGTCATAGAGGTCTCAGCTCAAAACGATCAAATCGTAGCCACATCCGATAAACAGTTCATAAAAGCATCTCACACCACCCAAGGCGTGCCGACACCTCTTAGCCAACCAGTTGACGTCGGAGAAGGTGCATTTGCGCCGAACGTGAAAAACTCTTACAATGAAGAGGATTACGTCAGGTTGAACGTCGGCGCCGCAGATGGCCTTCAAAAGGGTAAAACTTCGGCCGAAGGTCCAAGCGGTCACGATTTCTTGCCAGGAGCGCAGGTCGCGGGTGGCGTGTTGAAGGGTCCAAAACCTCTTGTTGACTATACAGACGCAGCCGTCAGACCAAACAGGTTGGTGCCTGGCGTTAACTCATTCACGAATGGTGAAGACCCTTCTTCACCGCCTAAGGACTTCAACGCGATCCTTCAATCTGAAGCAATCCCAGGACTACCCGGTGAAGAAGTTACGACTTCCTCCAAGTACGAGCTCGATCTCGGGGCCTTGACGAAGAAGCCTGTCGCAGACACTGTTGCTGCAAAGAACGCCTATCCTGTCTCCAAACCTGATATCACCGATCTGGACTCAATCTCTTCAGCCGACGGGAAATATCCTGCACCTCTCACTCCTGCAGTCAACGTCAATTCCACTGTGCATGCTGAAAAGGTTACCGATTCAATGTCAGACGCGTACCCAACAGTCGCGAACTTGATAAAAAAAGGTAAGTCAAACGAGTCCGGTAAGGACGGCAATGAGTTATTGACGAAGGGCGTCACCACGAATGCTCAAGGAAAAACCAAGCTAGATCCAGTTCTAAACGTCTACACAGAAACGACGTTAAAAAAGAATGATCAAAAACCTTCAAAACCCCTGATTCCATCCGAGATTGATCCGACGGCACCTCCTGCTAACTATCATCCCTACTTGGCTGACGTTTCGACTCCTGGTTCTCATACAGGTGCACCTCACGATCAGTTGACATTGAATGAGTTACGCGGGTTGCCTGTTGCAGCGACGCAAAGAAATAGCTTTCCGATCGATAAGAACACATATGCTCTAGATTCAACCACCACTCAAGGAATCCCTACTCCTCTTGCTAATTCACAAAACGACGACAGGTTTGTGAATGACAGGGTGAACATAAACCCTCCTTCTTCAGATGCTAGCGTAACCAACTTTAAAAAAGGAAAAGGCCCAGCCGACAGCAAGTATGACGGTCACAACCTATTAAAAGAAATTGACGGCAATCTCAGCACGGGTCGAAATAGTGACAAGTATGCGAAACAAATAGTTCCTATCGTCGGAAAAGGAACGGTCGATTTAGCAACCTCTAAAGGAAACCCTTCTCCTGATAAAACGCCAGCTGATCATCCAATTAAGACTTACAAGGGTGATAGAGGTTCAACATTATCGTTAGGTAACAATCGTTTCGCTCCTCATGTTGGCTTAGATGCAAAGATACCAGGATTCAATCCCACGTTGAAGCTCTCAGACGGAAAATCTATCACAACGATGGAGATGGCACAGATCGGCGCCGGCTTGTCGCAACGAGCCTCTGCAGAGATACCAGGGTACTTACAAGGAAAATTCGATCCTAATGGTAACATCGCAGAGATAGCAGCCCAGTTGCCCTCGGTCGTTCAAACCGGCATCCTCAAGGTTGACAACGTCATCTTGGAAGCGAAAGACATGTTGAATTCCCTGGAAGGATCTTTTCCGACTCGTTCTTTGACTGAGATAGCTCCATTCGGTGATCAATCGTGGGGCGTCATGAACAACGTGTCCGAACCCTTTGACGATCCCACCAATATCGGATTAATGATCACGATGATCTTGATGATGATCGCCGTAAGATTGCTACTAGAATTGTTTGCCTTACCGACGAATCGACCGTACGGCAAAGTAACAAAGAAAGAAAGTAAAGGTCAAAGGGTCCTAGGATCCTACATGTACACGGAGCCGAATAACACCTTTAGTTTGTTTCCCTTTGATGTTTACGAGATCTTCGGATTCAAACGTACCATCAATTTATTTATAGATTGTCTACGCGCGGGATTCAATGCTTTCTTTTTAGGATATAGCAAAGCTGATGTCAGTCTCGGGGAACTTGCGTTCGGAGCTTTGGGCATCGGGCTAGATTCTCTCGTAGGCGAAGGTCAAGCCGTCGGTTACAACCTTGGAGTTTGCAGGACAATTATCAGGTTCGGATTGGTCCTCGCACAGGCGCTTGATAGAGTCATCAGATCGCCCAACATTGTTGCGGGAATAAAGTCAGCCGTCGGGATTCTTAGAATCATCAGATCTTCAAAGTTTATCGCTTCTTTTAACGTGTTCACGTCGTTAGGAGACACACTAATAGAGAGATCGAAACAATCTGCGATAAAAGGGTTGAAAGGTCCTGACGGGAATGACTTGACAGTAGCTGCAATTGACGCAGCAGAACCGAATACTATCATGCATTCTTCCGTGTTAAAGAGTAGATTGTCGGGGGGTGGATCTTATAACGCGACATTGGCTTGGAGCTCTCAGCGTGCGCCTTCGTTGTATTTGGTGTCTAGTAACGTTTATTCATTACAGAGAGCTGACACTATCAACGGCAATAAGCTGGAATCTTTCAAAGGAGGCCGTGCTTTACCTTTAGAATACGTTGGCATAGAAGATCCAAACAAAATAGTATCTCGTGAGTATCATGCTAGCGGAAACGGCGCAAGAATCCCCAATGACGTTAGAAAAAAGTTAGAAGATGCCCTCGACGCTGAGTATGTGCCTTTTTCATTCCATGACGTCAGAACGAATGAAATCGTGTCTTTCCATGCGTTTTTAAATTCGTTGACAGATGATTATAATGCGCAGTATGACTCCGTCGACGGTTTCGGAAGAATTGAACCCGTGAAAATCTACAAAGGAACCACACGTAGGATAGGAATGTCGTTCGTAGTGGCGTCCACAAGCGATAACGACTTTGATAGAATGTGGGTAAAGATTAACAAACTTTTGACGATGATCTATCCTCAATACACAAGAGGTAGGGATCTTCTGGGCGAGAACTACAGATTTGTAGCTCCGTTCAGCCAGCTTGTCGGAGCTTCACCTTTAGTAAGAATAAGACTAGGAGATCTTTTTAGATCCAACTACTCTAGGTTTTCTCTCGCTAGATTGTTTGGGATGGCTGATGGAAATGTGGAATTCCCAGATGCAGACGGCAATCCAGCGAAGATAGAATTACAAAATAAAGCAGCAACATCAGAGAATCAAAAAAAGTATCAAGAAGCAACGACCACATTCGAAGTCGGCGAAGAAGTAGAAATTACAGATGAAAACATCAAGAAAGAGCTTGACAGATACATCAGCGTTGAAAATGTAATAACAAATGATGCAGGGGAACCAGTCTCTAGTGAAACAATTCCAGCTGTTGATGCAACAAAGAAGCGTACTTACAAAGTAAAAAATGTTGTGTTTGGTTCATACTTGGTTGCGTCGGAAGTGGAAAATCAAGTAATAGAAACTAAAATTGTTAGTAGTACAAATTTGAAAAAGACGCCAGAAAACTTGAAAAAAATATCTCAAAAAATTTTTGGGGAAGATTCTAAAGGTGTCGGTTTTGATGCTGTTGCCAACTTCATGAATCCTGACAACAACGCCATCACCAAGTCTTTCGAGTCCGCCGGTGGCAAAGGCCTTGCTGGATTCATCGAATCAATGCAATTCGACTGGTTGAATCAAACGACCTGGTCGGTCGATCTTGGAAGAACTGCTCCCAAGATGTGTAAGGTCACGATCAGCTTTAGCCCGATTCATGACATCACTCCTGGTATCGATCATATGGGTTATAATCGTGCTCCCGTATATCCAGTTGGCGCCGCGATGGGTAATTCAAAAGAGAAGGCAAAGTAAAAAGTTATGGCGATATTCAGCAGGTATAGAGGGTCTCCTAGGTTAGGTTTCAACGAACAGTTCGGAACGTCGCGTGCCGTGGCCACCATTCGAGCCGCACTCGCCGAAGGCGTGCTTCCGATCATCGACACGGTGACCCTGCAAGGAAATCAGAGGTTGGATCACCTGGCTGCAACTTATTACAAGGATTCGAGATACTGGTGGGTTCTTGCGGCAGCCAGCGAAATAGGGTGGGGATTGCAGCTACCACCAGGAACGGTGATCGTAGTGCCAGATCTAAACGCAGTGTCAGTTCTCATAGGGTGATAGATGGCTTTTAAATTCGATAACATCGCAGATCTTTATCGCAGTTTCGAGACAGTCGACGTCCTCGGCTCACAAAAGCAAGCGTCCTTGTCCGGGGTCGAAGGTGCCACGGAGGACATGTTTACAGCTTTACGTAACATTCTGCTTCAAAATAATGATAAAGTTCTCAACGGCGCTGAGATATTTGCCAAACTCAAAGAGCTTGCGGGAAAAGATAAAGAAAAAAGCAGAACGCTCGCAAAGCTCTTCAGAGTGTACACGACGAACGTTGGAGACAAGAATGGCAACAGCGGCGCGGAAAGTATCGCAACGTGGTACAATGAAAATGGAAGACCGTCTGCATACACCTACCTAGACAACGACGGTACCTATAAAGAAGGTAACTTCGATTTGATGATCCCCAAGCTCGCCGGTGATTCAACTGAGATTCCTTATCCCGAGTTGACATACCTCCTCGTCGACGCTCCCAATATTGACTTGAAACTTCGCAACGCAGACAAGGCCGAGACGTTTCTAAATTACGTGCCTGGCATCATCGCATCACAGCTCGTGCCTTACCTTTCGGCTGAGTTCACGTTGCACCGGAACAACGATAAAAACACGACGGCCACGAATCGTCCCTTGATGACGATGAGCCCCCTTAAGTTCTTGTTGGGCGCTGACACGTCGACGATACCTGACAAGAACAAACCTCTCACCGCGAACGCGATGATCTACGACGCGATGACAAGGAACAACTTCTTTAACTCGGTCGGTATAGAGAAGGTAGATTTTGTTAAAAGAAAAAATGCGCAGCTGAAGCAGCAATATGATTTTCAATTATTGCAGTACAATTTGTTACCTCCACAAGACAAATTGAAGGCATCCCCACCAAAAGAGCCAGATTACCTCAAACAGATAGATAATCCGACCCCTGATCCTAAACCCTCAGGAGCTTTCACGACAGTGACGGGTATGGAGATGTTCACCATGCCTCAGACGCTGATCAACATGGATTATGATCAGACAGCAAGTCCCAGGTATCACCCTGTCATCAATCCCATGTTACCTTTTGGAACCATCACAGATTTTTCTGTCAACGTCCAATCTTCGGTTGGAACGTTCTCGTTCAAGACGGCGAAGATGACGTTGAAAATATTCGACAGGTCTAGGTTGGTCGAGATAGCCGACTTCATCAGCCCTAAGCTGTACAAGTCCACGACGATTTGGGTGACGTATGGGTGGCGGGCCCCCGCGCTTCCTGCGAACGATCCGTCACAGGACAATCCTTACTTTCGTTTCATCAATGAAACAATGCTAAAGAGAGAAGCGTACGGAGTCATCAACTCTAGCATACAGATAGACAGCAACGGCGTGGCGACGGTGACTCTTTCTCTATCATCTCAAGGAGGCAATGAGGTGATAATCTCAAGTCCAGACGCTATCTCTAACAGCTTTGACGTGTTCCAGCAGAAGCTCTCCGCCGACATAAGTAGGATACAAGAGCTAGCAGCTCGCTTGGGTTTGCCTGCCATCTACGCCGCAGCTCCTGACATCCGTGGTTCAGTGTTGATGTCGTCTGTTAATTCTGGAAACTTGTCGACTGCGGATACAAAGACTCTGAATGCTGAAATAGCCGGATTGACAAACGCTCTTAATAGTAGTAAGAGTGGCGACGCGGCAACGAAGCAAGAATTTCTGGGACTGCTAAAAAAGCTTTATTCTCCCGCAAATAACGCGGAGACGGAGCTTGCTAAACAGGCTAACGCAACCTCCGCAGAGAGATTCTCTGAGCTTGCGAAAGCGAAAGACTTCTTTGCCGTGGTGAAAGACGCAAAAAAGCAGGACGCAAAAAAGTTTGCGAACGATCAACCAGCTCTCACGAAACATCCTCTGCTTGATATAATGAATAACAGCCCAGGACAAAGAGATTATTCTGAGACCGCTGAGGCTTTGGTGTATGGTGATTACGGTACAAACTCGTTTGGGAAGGTTTTTGCTGTATACTTCGCCGCCCTGGCCCGCGCCATGGCCGGCAACGTGGTGGATGAGTTTCAGGTCATTTTCTATAAATTAAATCATCGGGCAGGCAAGGCTCGTGGTTTGAACATAGCTGAGTTCCCGATCGACGTGCCGACTTTGAAATCTGCTTATGCAAAAAGGGTCAAGCAACAAAAGGGTGATCGAATGTCGTTTTCTTCTTTCATGGAGATCGTTAGAGAATCTCAGTTTGGTGACATGAAGAATCGCGCGTATGGGTTCAGCGATCAATACAAGGTCGACAAGACGAATGGCACTTTAGTCGCAAAGGATGAAAAAGCCAACACGACCATCTCTAAATTGGCAATCGACAACTGGGGTGCAGATGGTCCATTCTTGTTACCAATGGTGGATTTTTACATTGAAACCTTGTCAAAGGGATCCCAACACAGCACGACTGATCTGTTAGAAAAGTACACGATTGCGGCCAACGAATCTGACGGGAGGTTCAAGGCCCGAGGTCAGACGCGCATCATGAGAATCCACATTTATGACCGCGCGGCGACTCCTCATCAAACCGCCGAGACTTACATGAAAGCTGCGAGCGGTCTAGGATACGTCGCTGTCGAGAACGATATCGGTCAGCAGACGGGCACCAGAGTAGTATCGGATGAAAACTCGGCTCAAATGAAGGCGAATGCTGGTCAGCTCGACGCCGCAAAAGCGGAAATTGGAGATTTAAAACAGAAAACAGGATTGACCGCCCAGCAGACGCTCACTGAGGCTGAATCAATCATCAACAAGCGATTCCCAGGCGCCAACGTGAAGTTTAAGGCGAGATTTATAAAACCTCGTGGTGAAGATGGCAAATCGGCTCCTAGCTTTGAGGTCATAAAGAGAGAGATCTCGCGCCTGGTTCCCACCCTAAATGTGGGATCAAACGGCACAATGATCTCTAACGTGAACTATTCCACGAACCAAGACGCGTTGCTGTCCACCATCATGATGCTCAGGAACACTTCCGACGCGGCGAACCCTTCGGAACCCAACGGTTCGGGGGCTGGAGATCTGCCGATGAGAGTCGTGCAGGGCACCATGTCGTTGACGACGATGGGTTGTCCAATACTCGAATACATGCAACAATTCTTTATAGATCTAAACACTGGTACGACTGTTGACAACCTCTACAACGTCATCAGCCTGAATCACAACATGTCTCCTGGAAAGTTCACGACAGAGTTGAAGCTAGCCTTTGCCGACGCATATGGAACGTTCGAAGGAGCTCAATCGGTGGTCGCCGGGTTGACCACACAATTAAGCACTGTTACTGCTGGGATCAATGCCCAGGCCGCCCGCAACGCGCAGAAAAAGCCAGGTGGTTGAAAATCCGCTCATCGACGTGTTACCATATATGTTGCATGGATGTTGCTCTAGAATCGTCCTTGTTGGGAACGAACCAACACCTTCTCGTGTCGGATGATGGTTACTCGAGAATCAAAAAGATTCCTGATGAAGTCTGGCGATGTTCTCTAGACCGCCGTGAGGACGCGACTTTCTGTTGGAATACTCTGCAGATGTTGCATGACAAGTCAGAGGTCCCTCAACCTCCTGAGGCACACGTCAGGTCGATTCGTTCCTTGATGAAGGAAGGGATTCCTCCATGGTCGATGGTTCTGCCCCCAACGATCTACAGGACATACCTAGATTCACTCGTGGCTTTTTCAAAAAAGAAGGTTGATGAAACAACAATCGAATATTATAAGAATATTTGGATGCATGCTTCCTCTCTTCTGTCATCATTAAAACCTGCAAAGGTTGATGGTGCATTGGTTGAAGCCTTGTGCGAATCAGTTCACAATTCTCAAATCGTTTCCACATTCAAGGCCCGCGCGGGAGGATACGCTCATCCTATCACGTATGACAGGTTTGGGACGGTGACGGGTCGTCTCACAGTGTCCTCAGGTCCAAATATTCTGTTGCTGAAGAAAGAAAACAGGAGGTTGTTGAAACCTTCGACGATCGGAGGATACGTGGTTTCATTGGACTTTTCATCTCTTGAAGCGAGGATTCTGCTCTATGAATCCGGCAGAGGTTGCGAAGCGGCCGATCTCTACGCGGATATAGCGACACGTTTGGGTGGCATACCCAGGAACGTAGTGAAGGCAGCTGTTCTGGCTGAACTGTATGGATCTTCCAGAAATGCCCTGGCTTTGACTCTCGGCATGTCAAACGATGACCTATCACGCTTCATAAGCAAAGTTGGAGAGATCATAGACACTCGAGCCTTGCTTTCTAACCTAAAGAGGCAATTTTCTCGTGAGGGTTTCATCACGAACAAGTATGGTCGAAGGATCGAGGTCTCTCGCCCGCAGGACAACATCTTCATCAATTATTACGCTCAGAGCACGGGCGTCGATGTGGCTCTCGTAGGATTCAACAAGATTTTGACGTCGCTGGGTAACGACGGGATCAGGCCTCTTTTCGTTCTTCACGATGCTCTCATACTAGACGTAAGAGAGGACAGGATAAAAGACGTGGAATCCGTCGAGTCAGTTAAAGTTCCAGGTTATGAATTTGAATTTCCGTTGAAGTTAGAAAAAATCTGACTCTTCCTTGTCGCTGTGAACAACAACGTCGTGAAAGAGTAATGTGATTTTATGACATTAAGTCCTGAGAAAATTGCTTCAAACTTTGACAAATTTCGATCTCTGTGTGAGAGGTTAGGAGATCGATCCGCTGCCGCCCTGTCTCTAGTCGATCATTTCGGCGAGAGATTGGCTTTATGTCCTGCTTCAGGCAGAAAAGAATTTCATTTGGCAGAACCCGGAGGTTTGGTGGATCATTCTCTTCGCGTTCTCAGCAATGCAATGAAGTTGTGTAAGGCATTTGAATATGATTTGCCAAAGGATTCTCTGATCATCGGGTGTCTCTTTCACGATGCAGGAAAGCTGGGAGATCTGGAACAAGATTATTACCTGCCCCAAGACTCAGATTGGCATAGAGATAAGTTGGGTGAGACCTACAAACACAACAAAAATATCAAGTACATGACTGTTCCTCATCGAGGCGTTTGGTTGTGTCAGCAATTCGGTCTGCGCCTCACTCAAGATGAGTGGCTTTCCATCATGTTGAACGATGGATGGGTTCTTCAGGAAAACAAAGCCTACTGTCTAAAGGAATCGAACCTCGTTCACGTCGTACAAACGGCTGATTATCTTGCGACGAAGCAAGAAAAAGAGATGATTGACGAATAGTTAGCAGCATGAACGACTTACTACGCCGTTATGTTCTAGAGATCATAAAAGAATCAAGCTTGAAGATTGATGAAGATGAAGACGAAAAAGAACCAAAGTCAGATTCTGATGACATCAACGAATTTAGCGGCGTAGGCGCAATAGCGGGTTTTACCGCTCCTTTGGGATGGACGAGTAAAGACATGGAGTCTCCTAAAGTTAAAGAAAGAAAGAAGAGAAAACAACCGGCCTGGAAGTGACATGAAAAGCTTATTTCTACCATATGCTGTTCTATTCGTGATAGGCATTGTAGGAGCATTCATCACGAAAAAAGTACAGGCATCTGAGTTACCCATTTGGGTCCCCATATTCCCTTCTATCGCAAGTGGATTCTTATGGGGGTGGATCGCGAAGAGGTCGGAAAACCTGAGCCTCATGTCCGTTCTTGTTGACGTTCTTTACACGGCTGCTTTCGTCATCGGCTTCATGATCTTAGGTGACAGACTCACCCCGTTGCAGATAGCAGGATTTTTGGTGTCGTTGATCGGCGTCGCAATGATGGCAGCCTAAAATTGCGATTCTGCAATATTTATACCATCGACTTGTTCGATGCGGAAACGGACTGGACATGGGAATTAAAAATAAAACTTGCTCTGTCGAATCGGCATCGTGCAAAGTTGACGTCAGGAATAATAAAACGATACATCTCGTTTACCCTGGCTTAGTTTAAAAATGACTTGAATGTCCAACCAAGACTTGGTTCGCATGTTGCGGATTCGTCAAGGATGTTTCATTCACAGCGGAAACGGAAAAGGAAAATAACATGGCAATCGATCTAGAAGCAATCAAGCGTCGCGTGGCAGAACTCAGTGGTGTGAAGAAGACGTCATCAGTCCAGATGTGGAAGCCACAAATCGGAGAATACAAGATTCGTTGTCTTCCATGGAAGAATGCTCCTGAGGGCCAACCCTTCGCCGAGAGGTGGTTCTATTATATTGGAGAGAACGCAGGCCTTCTGGCGCCGAATCAGTTCGGTAAGCCAGATCCCATCAACGATCTGATTCGCAAGCTGTATAGCAGCGGTAAGCCAGATGATAGGGTTCTTGCGAAGAAGCTTGCCCCTAAGATGCGTTGCTACGCTCCCGTTGTCGTTCGAGGTGAGGAAGACAAGGGCGTGCAGGTTTGGGCATTCGGCAAGATCGTATATCAGCGTATGCTTGGTTTCTTCCTCGATGAGGAGGTTGGAGACATCTTGGATCCGAACCAAGGATTCGACCTCAAGGTGACAATCTCCAAGGCACCAGGCAAGCAGTTCAATGACACGATGGTGGATCCTGCTCGCCGCCCCTCAAAGCTGCATGAGGATCCAAAGGTCATGGCGACGTGGCTTGAAAACATTCCAAACATCGATGACATGTATCGTCTTAAGTCAACTCAAGAGATTGAAGCAGTCCTCAATAACTGGCTCAATGGTGGCGCGACGGATGACACACCTGTTGAGACGACCCGTGGACCTGCAACAGCAGATGCTCTTGAAGATCTTGTGGCAGAAGTGAAAGCTTCGTCTCCTGAGAAGCCGAAGAAACCGAAGAAGGCCGATGAGGATGCTCCAAAGAAACAGTCGTTAGATGATGCATTCGCTGACCTGATGGGCGACGAGTGATTTGACGATATCAAGCGCCGGGGAAATTAAAAAATCCCCGGCGCTTGAACTATTTAATGCTCTTAAAGGATAATAAACGTATGGCAAAAAGAGAGAAGTCTGAAGAGATTGAGACCGTGACTAAAAAGTCCGAAGTTGATAACATGATGAAAGATCTCATTTCATCTATCAATAAGGAGTTTGGTCAACGCATCGCATATAACCTGTCAGAGATGGATGCACCCACTGTCGTAAAACGGTGGATTGACACAGGATCTATTCAGCTCAATTATGCGATTAGAAACGCGATGGATGGAGGATATCCAGAAGGACGAATCATAGAGATTGCAGGATTGCCTTCATCAGGTAAATCGCATCTTGCTTACCATGCAGCCAGCGTCGCGCAACGAATGGGTGGTCTTGTCGTCTATATAGACACAGAGAATGCAACTCCTGTTGCCAAGCTCGCCGACATGGGTATTGATGTACGTAAGAGATTTGTCTACTGCGATTCTCATTGCACAGAAGAGGTATTCTCCATCATAGAATCTACCATCACTAAGGCGAAGCAAGTCCTTGATAAGAACATTCCAATCCTCGTCATTTGGGATTCAGTGGCTGCAACTTCTCCGAAGGCAGAGTTGGATGGCGATTACGATCAAAATTCGATCGGCCTTCAGGCCCGTGCCATTTCCAAAGGAATGCGCAAGATCACAGGCGTGATTGGTCAGAACAACGTGACTCTTCTCTGTATCAATCAAATTCGTGATGCCATTGGAGTCATGCATGGCGATCCAACGACAACACCAGGTGGTCGTGCAATTCCATTTCACTCGTCCGTCCGCATCCGTCTTGGTAGCGGAAATCAAGTGAAAGACAAAAATGGTAATCCGATCGGTATTCACACGACTGTCACTCTCAAAAAGAATAAAGTTGCAGCTCCTTTCCGCAAGTGCGAATTTGACATTATCTTCGGCAAAGGTATTGTTGAGGATGAGTATCTCTTTGATGAAGTTCGATCTCATTGCAAAGCAAATGGAGCTGTAAAACGAGATGGTCTTGAGATTAACATTAGCGGAGAAGGCGCTTGGAAAGAGTTATCAGTCGTCAATGCAAAAACAGGCGAAGTTATGGTAGAGAAAAAGTTCTACAAATCAGAGTTTGGTGACATGTTGAAGGATGAGAAATATCGTAACTATCTTTTGACGGCTATTGATTCTGCTCTTGTAACGACTGGCGGAGAGCCTTCTGGCGAAGGAGATGGTGAAGGAGGAATGTCAGATGAGTGATATATTCTGGATTCGATGTGAAGTAGACAGTGACGATCTTGTTCCGAAGTATCAAACACAAGGATCAGCAGGGTGTGATCTATACGCTAACGAGTATCTGACGATCAAACCTGGTCAAAGGGCTACTGTAGCGACTGGGTTAAAGATTGAACTGCCTCCTGGATTTGAAGCCCAAGTCAGACCTAGATCTGGGTTAGCTGCCAAATATGGTATCACTGTTCTTAATTCTCCAGGAACAGTAGATTGTTTTACTTCAAATTGTTTGATTTCAACTCCTGCTGGAAAAAAGCAAGTATTTGATTTGAAGATAAATGATGTCGTGTTTTCTATGAATGAACAGACTCTTTGTGTCGAAAGCGATGTGATAAGCGCAATTGTTGATGTAGGTGAAAAAGATGTAATCAAATTTGTTTTTGATGATGACACAGAACTGTGCGTAACTCCAGGAACGATGATTTATACTCGAGATGGGCTTAAAAGAGCTGATGAGCTATCATATGATGATGAAATTGTAATTGACCATGATACTTAATTATCATGGTGAAATGTCTAATTTGTAATCTAGAAAAGAAGTTTTCTATAGTTGAGCATCTTCGTAATACTCACAAAATATCAACAAAAGAATATCGACTGCGGTTCAAAGATGCAGAAGTAAAATCTCTTGAAGCAAAAGAGTTGGTCTCAAAAAACAATCGTAATGTTTGGTCCAATCCCGACTATCACAAGAAGATGTGCGAATCTCGTCAAGTTACTCATAGAACGGATGCATTTCGAAAAAAACAATCTGAAATAATATCAAACACATATGCAAACGGTCATAAAAACTGGAATGATGGACTTACAAAGCATGATGATGAACGTGTTGCTGCGGTTGGAAAAAGAAATTCTGCGCTTTTGACAGGTCGCACAAAAGAAACTCATGATTATCTAAAAAATCATAGTGATTTTATGAAAGAACACGTCTCTGATGAATTTAAATTTCGTCTGTCATGGACGGATGAAAGAAAAGAGCAATGGAGACAAAAGATTAGTGAAGGTGTTTCTGAAGCTATTTTAGAAGGTCGTTGTGGATCATCAAATAGATACAAAAAAGGGTGGTATCTTACTAAGATAGGATCAAAAGAATTTTACGATTCTTCTTGGGAACTTGAATTAATGACATTTCTTGACACAACATCGCTTTCATGGACAAAAGCTCATGGGTATAAAATTTCTTATATCGATGAAAACAATAAAACAAGACGTTACATTCCTGATTTTTACATCTACAACGATGACAAAAAATGCATTTTAGAGCTAAAAGGATTTAGCTTCAACGATAATAAAATAGAAAGAAAAAGTTCATCTGCTGAATTGTTCGCCTTTAGCATTAATGCACGCTATTTTTTGTCTTTTAGCCTTGATGAATCGAAAAAATATATCATTAATTTTTTTGGAGAAAAAAATGAAGTTTGTAAAAATTAAAAATAAAACAACGCATAATGAACGATGTTATGATCTTACAGTAGAAAATAATCACAATTTTTTTTGTAATGATGTTCTTGTTCACAATTGTGACTATCGAGGGGAAATTAAGGTCATTTTGTTGAACACAGGTGACGAAGAATTTATTGTCAATAAAGGCGATAGGATTGCACAGTTGGTATTTTCTCGAGTTTTTCGTGGGATATTCCAACCAACCAACAGTTTGTCTTCAACGACCCGCGGCAGTGGTGGATTCGGTTCTACAGGCAAAACATGAGTTCAGATCGTCCCATCTTGGTTATTGATGGAGCAAATCTTTTTATTAGGTCATGGGCGGCATACCCACAAATGTCGACCCATGGCTATCAAATGGGAGGTTGCATCGGTTTTCTTAAGACGTTGAAAAGAATCACAACTGAGTTACAGCCTTCAATGATCTGTATAGCGTGGGAAGGTGGGGGTTCTCTAAGACGTAGATCAATTTATCCTGAATATAAGCTTGGTAGACGTCCTGAGAAGCTCAACCGTTTTTACGGAGATGATATACCTGAGTCAGAAGAGAACAGGAAACATCAGCTTATTTCTCTATTGAACATGCTAAAAAATTCTCCTGTTTGCCAAGTTTACGCCTCTGATTGCGAGGGTGATGACATAGTTGCGTTTCTTTGTTCGGGGCCATTTAAGCAAAATAAAAAGATCATAGTTTCTTCTGACAAAGACATGTATCAACTGTTGGATGCAAATACTTCGATCTATTCTCTTCATAAGAAAAAAGTCTTGACAGTTGATGACGTCTTTGAAGAATTCCGAATAAAACCCAACAACTTCGCAGCCGCCAAGGCGTTATGTGGAGATCCTGGAGATAACATTCCTGGAGTAAAAGGGTTGGGGTTTAAGACGGTTTCTAAAAAACTTCCTATATTGGGAACAGATGATGATCTCTTGATAGAGGACATCATTTCGTTTTGTCAATCCAGGATTGGAGAATCTACTGTTTATAAGAAGGTCGTAGACAATCAAGATTTGATCAACAGAAATTGGAGATTGGTATACCTAGATGGTAGTATGTTGTCAGCATCTCAAATTTCTAAAGTGCAACATACGTTAGATACATTCGTTCCGCACGTTAATAAGATCGGATTGATCAAAGCCCTCCTCAAAGAAGGAATCAACGATTTTGATGTTGAGGCATTTTTTTATTCAATGAACTGTATTGACAGCGCGAAATACGTGACTGGTAACTAAAATGTTAGAAAACGAAAATAAAAACAAGTTAACCTTTGGATCTTACGGTAAGTCTTTTCAAGAGAAGATCATGCAGGCTCTCTTGACTGACTCGAAATTTGCCGAGCAGATGATGGAAGTGTTTGACACTTCTTACTTTGAGTTGAAGTACTTACAGTTCCTTGCTGATCGATACTTTTCATATTCAAAGAAATATAAGGTTTTTCCAACCCTTCAATTGCTCGTCACCATTATTAGAGAGGATTTGAAGGTTGGTACAGACGTTATCCTTCGAGATCAAATCATTGAGTATCTCCAAAGGATGAAGGCCAATCCAGATCCAGGAGATCTGCAATTTGTTCGTGAAAAGTCTCTTGACTTTTGTAGGAAGCAGGCTCTAAAAGCAGCTTTGGAAAATGCTGTTGATCAGATGCAGGCAAACAAATATGAATCGATCGTCGAATCGATTAAGAAGGCCGTTCAGGTTGGCACAGCTCCGTCTGTCGGTCATGACTTCTTTAACGAGATGGACGCTCGATTCACACGTCTGAAACGTGACACAATTCCGACAGGCGTACCTGAGCTTGATAAGAAAGAGATTCTGCAAGGTGGTTCTGGTAAGGGAGAACTTTTGTGTGTTGTCGGAGGAAGCGGAAGCGGAAAGTCTCACTGGCTCACAATGATTGGAGCCAATGCTCTGCGTGCAGGTAAAAACGTCATGCACTACACCTTTGAGCTATCTGAGACAGCCGTTGGTATTCGTTACGATTCAAACCTTTGCGACATGGATTCTAATGAAGTCATGGATCATAAAGACGAGGTTGCTGAGAAGTATAAGAACATGAACCTCGGTCGACTTTACATTAAGGAATATCCAACCAACACAGCGTCTATCTTCACGATCCGTTCGCATATTGAACGTCTCGACCTAAAAGGTTTTAAACCGGACATTATCATCATTGATTATGCTGACATCATGAGATCAACTCGTCAGTTTGATTCTCTTCGTCACGAATTGAAATTGGTATATGAGGAGCTGCGAGGTCTTGCAATGGAATTAGGCGTTCCAATCTGGACAGCATCGCAATCGAATAAAGAAGGAGCCAATAGCGAGATCATCGACATGACAAATATGTCAGAAGCTTACGGAAAGGCTATGATTTGCGACTTCATCATATCAGTCTCTAGACGACCACATGAGAAGGCTTCAGGCTGGGGTAGACTCTTTGTCGCAAAGAATCGAGCAGGTAGAGATGGACTTGTTTTTCCTGCCAAGATCAACACTGCTCAGAGTAAATTTGAGATTACAGGAGCAGCAGATACGCCAGAAGAAACTTCATCCTCAGATGAAGTTGAACAGAAAAAAGCCTTAAGAGCCAAATGGAAAGAACTAAAAAATGAATTTTCTAGTTCAAGAAACTTTTCGAGCGCAGAATCAGTAACAACGGTTGGAAGTTAAGATATAGTTATGCATCCCAAGAATTCAATGAATTGGAGACGGAACGTAATATGAAAACATACACGTATAATGAAGCATATGAAGCATCGTTGGACTACTTTAAGGGAGACGAGCTCGCTGCATCAGTCTTTGTTTCAAAGTACGCGCTGCGCGATTCTAAAGGAGGCATTTTAGAAAAGACGCCTACTGACATGCATCTGCGTCTCACTCGTGAGTTTGCTCGTATTGAAGCCAAGTATCCAAATCCTCTTTCGGAGAAAGAGATTTTCTGTCTCCTTGCTGACACTGATCATCTAGACGTCACACAAAAGTCGACAATGACGCTTGAACAATTGGCAGCCGAATCGCGAGGCATTGGGGCAGTCGTTCCGCAAGGTTCTCCAATGTCTGCCATGGGCAATCCATACAAGCTTCAATCATTGTCTAACTGCTTCGTTATAGCTTCTCCGCAAGATTCTTATGGCGGAATTCTATTCACGGATCAGGAACAGGCGCAAATCATGAAACGTCGTGGTGGCGTTGGTTTCGACGTCTCTACGATTCGTCCCAAAGGCCTTGCCACAGCCAATGCAGCTGGAACGACCGATGGTATCGGCGTCTTTATGGAGAGGTTCTCCAACACATGCCGTGAGGTTGCTCAAGGTGGTCGTCGTGGAGCACTAATGCTCACAATTTCGGTGATGCATCCTGAGGTTGAGACTTTCATCAACATCAAACGAGATCTAAAGAAAGTCACAGGAGCAAACATCTCTGTTCGTCTCACTGACGAATTTATGAATGCAGTGAAAGATGATAAGGAATTTACTCTTCGTTGGCCAGTCGAGGTACCTGTTGAAGAAGCTAAAGTTACCAAGATCGTCAAGGCTCGAGAGCTTTGGAATCAGGTCATCGATGCCGCATGGACTTCTGCAGAACCAGGTCTTCTATTCTGGGATACAGTCAAGAAGATGACACCAACTGAGGCATATGCTTCAAAAGGATACGCCAACGTTTCTACGAATCCTTGCGCTGAGCTGATTCTCAGCCCTTACGATTCTTGCCGCCTTCTTCTCATCAACCTCACAAAGTTTGTGAAGGACGCATACCTTCCCACGGCTTCATTCGATTTTGATAAGTTCAAGAAAGTTTCTGCAAAAGCGCAAAAGTTGATGGATGATCTTGTCGATCTTGAGATTGAGGCCGTCGATGCTATCTTGAAAAAGATTGGATCCGACCCTGAGAGTGAAGAGGTCAAACAACATGAGGTCAACCTCTGGCAAAAAATCAAAAAAGCTGCCTCAGGCGCCCGTCGCACAGGACTTGGAATCACTGGCATCGGAGATGCTCTGGCTTCGATTGGCGTAACCTATGGTTCTGAAGAGTCAGTTCATAAGACAGAAGAGATTTATAAAACGTTGGCTCTTTCCGCTTATCGATCTTCAGTCGACATGGCAAAGGACAGAGGATCATTCCCCGTCTATGATTGGTCTTTAGAAAACGAAAGTCCATTTTTAAAGAGAGTTATGGAAGCTGATAAGGCCTTATTTGCAGATTGGGTGAAATACGGTCGTCGCAACATTGCGTTGACAACGACTGCTCCGGCAGGGTCTGTTTCATGCCTCACGCAAACGACAAGCGGTATTGAACCAGCTTACCTTCTTTCCTACACACGCCGTAAGAAGATTAACCCTAATGACACCGCATCACGAGTTGATTTTATCGATCAGCTTGGTGATAAGTGGCAGGAGTATAAGGTCTACCACCACGGTTTCAAGAAGTGGATGGATGCCACAGGAAAGGTAGATGAGCAAATTGCAGAGTCACCCTACTGGAAGGCAACAAGCAATGATGTTGACTGGCCTATGTCCGTCAAGCTTCAGGCTGCTGCTCAAAAGTGGGTCTGCCATGCAATCTCTAAGACCTGTAACCTTCCTAATGATGTGACAAGAGAAGTTGTTGCTGACGTTTATATGGCTGCCTGGGAGGCCGGATGCAAGGGTTTCACTGTCTATAGAGATGGATGCCGTACAGGCGTTCTAGTTCAGGATACTCCCAAGGAGACAAAGAAGGTTGATGACAGCCAGCCAGAAACCATGATAGAAAATCATGCTCCAAAGCGACCGAAGGAATTACCATGCGATATTCATCGAATTAACGTAAAGGGTTCTGAAGGTCAGGAATCATATCTTGTCCTGGTCGGCAGGCTTGAAGGAAAGCCATACGAGATCTTCTGTGGCCTATCACATCACGTTGAAGTTCCGAAGAAGGCGAAGGTAGGAAATCTTATCAAGAATGGTAAGAAGGATGGAGTTGCAACATACAATCTTCAGATTCCTGTTGGGGATGACGATAACCTTGTTTTCAAGGACATTGTGGAGTTGTTCTCCAATCCAAATCACGGAGCTTTTACAAGATCCCTCTCGCTTGCTCTACGCCATGGGGTTCCTGTTCAATACGTTGTTGAACAGCTACAAAAAGACAAATACAGTGATATGCAATCTTTCTCTAGAGTCTTGGCCCGCGTTCTAAAAGGATACATTCCTGACGGCGCAAAATCAACGTCTGACAAGACGTGTCCTGAGTGTGGATCTAACTCTCTAGTTTACAAAGAAGGATGCGTCACATGTAACAGCTGCTCTTGGAGCAAGTGTTGAGTAGTAATATGAAATTAAAAGCCAAAGATCTTCGTAGGATAATAAAAGAAGAATTTTCTAGCACAATTCCTGACTTTATGTTACGTCAAATGGCGGAAAAGTGCTCTGAGGATCTTAAACGATTGATGATAAATCACATTAAAGTAAAATCACCAGCTGATCGTACTTATATGATTGCTTTAGCTAACAAAGTATCTGAAGACTTGGAAGAAGAAGTAAAAAAGTTACTCGACGAAAAACTATCGGAGTTTTTGAATAGATCTTCTCATTGAGAAAAATATGCCTGCACAAAATAATAAAGTAGAGCTGATCGGGTATTACGGATCTGATGAAACCCATGCGCTTTCAGCGTGGACATCAACATCAAGAGATCTGACTGAAGAAAAAAAGAATAGAATACCTTCCTTGTTGAAGATGTTAGCTGAGAATGAACACCATTCTGTTTTTGAAAAATCTTCAATTCATTTTCTAGTTACCAGCGATGTTGCTTCACACATACACTTAATCAAGCATAGAATCGGCGTATCAATCAATGCTGAATCAGCTAGGTACAAGGAATTGAAAGATGATAAGTACTATGTTCCTGTTGATTGGGATAATGAAGAAGCGATTGCATACGTGATGCATATGGATCATTCTTTACAAAAATATCATGAAACTCTTGAGAGACTTGTGCGAAAAGGTATGTCACGCAAGCGTGCTAAAGAATCTGCAAGATTGTATTTGCCTTATGGTAATCAGATCACTGCTGATGTTATGTTCAATTTTAGAAGCTTTTATCATTTTTTGAAGCTTCGGTATTCTGAGCATGCTCAATTAGAGATAAGGAATATCGCACAACAGATGTTGGAACTTGTCGTAGCATCCAAAGCATTTCCTGCTACTCTTGAAGCTTTTGGGTTAGTCGTTAACGGTGAGATCAGAGAACCTTTTTCTTGAAAGATTAAATCTTATGTCCAAGCTAATAGTAATCGAGGGTCCTGATAGAGTTGGTAAAGCAACTCAAACAAATTTTCTTTCTAATTTTTTATCATGGAGAGGTTACAAGGTCTTAACGATTGAGGTTCCTATTCGTTCTAATTTTGTTTATCACATCATCTATTGGATGCTAAGGAATGGGCTAGCAAAAAAGTTTCCAAAATGTTTTCAGTGGTTACAGTATTTTAATAGACAGATTTTTCAATGGTTCAGCTTGAGAAAGCTGGAGAAAAATTACGATTATATCATAATGGATAGATGGAGTCTATCCACGGTCGTTTATGGTAAAGCAACAGGAGTTCCATCTGAGTTCACTGAAAAATTACATGCTAGGTTAAGAAGACCTGAGTTCACCTTTTTATTGTTGGGTCCTGCCCACAAACACTCTGCTGAAGACGTGTATGAATCTGATGCTGAGTTGCAAGAGAACGTGAGAAGAATTTACCTAGAATGGTCAAAAGAGCATCCGGCTTCTTGTAAGGTGATTGACTGCACTCAACCTCGTGAAGTCATTGCAGAAGAGATTAGAACCAAATTGAGCGAATTAAATTTTTAATAGTGATTGTACTATCAAAGATAGATGATTTAAATTTCCATGAAGGACAAAAAACATGAGCTATAAAATTTCTGATGCAGTTGCAATGAGAATGATTCAAATCTTTCAAGAGGCTCTTTTGCTGGGAGTTGATGGTGCTGACCTGATGAGGCAAGTCCGTCTTGTTGTAGATGAGTCAAATCCTGACACTGTCACTCTAGATCCAAAGTATGAGTTGCAAGTCTCTGAAATGCATAAGAAGTATTTGGCAGAAGCAGAAAGCCTTAAAGACAAGAAAGATTCTCAAGGTGTGTTAGTCTTTGAATGATATGATGTTTTGGATTTCTATCAATTTAGCTTTGTTCGTGATTTGTTTCAAGTTTTATATTTCTGGTGAAAGAGATGAATAATGTC